ACTTACAGGTCATCGTTTAAAAGATATCAGTCCAATTTATAAAGAATTAAATAAGATATGTGATTCTACTATAAATCAAGAACCTAAACCTAAAACACCTTCTAAAAAAGATGTAATAATAGACAAACCTAAAACACATCCTAAAAAAGATATAATTATTAAACCAAAATTAACATCAAAAGAATGTTATGATTGGAATAAAAATAAACATATTAATCCTATTACTGGAAAACGTTTATCAGAAAATGATCCAATTTATCAAGAGTTAGATAAAATATGTAATTTTTGTAATAAAATTGTAACTATACCACAATACTTAGGTACATGCTGGTTTAATGCTATGTTAATGAGTATCTTATATAGTCAATATTCACGTAAATTACTTTTATATAATAATATTTATGCAAATGAAAAAACAAATAAATTATATAGAATAATAAATAGAATTTTAACTAAAAATTATATATCGAAGGAAAAAGCATTAAAATATTTTAATATAATGCGTCCAGAAAAAATATTAGAGAATTTTATGAATTCTGCTAAATTTATGGAACAATTTCATATACAAAATGGAAATAATTATGCAACACATTTACCAAATTTTATAAAATCATTGGGTAAAACAAGTATAACATTAGATAAAGATAAAGATGATTCTTATTATTTAAATTTTTTAAAAATATTCTTTATGTTTAAAATACAATCAGATTATGATAATATTGAATTTGCTAAACTAATTTTTGAATATTTTTATTCAACTTATAATAAATTATTAGAAGAAATAAAACAAGAAAATCCTGATTATATTTTTGTAAATCTTAATGAAAATAAAAAAAATTTAGTAAATATTATTTTATCATCAGATATTATATTTAATCCTTATTATTATAATATTGCTAATCCTATTAATAAATTTCTTAAAATAAGTGGTTTACATACTCAAGATAATATTATTCATTTTAATGGTGATACATATATTTTAGATTCTTGTTTATTATCTGATTATAAAAATACTAATGGAGGACATGCAATTGCTGGTATTACTTGTAAAAATAAAAGATATGTTTATAATGGTTGGATAAGAACTACAAAAGATGCTGGTATTGTAAACAAAGATTTATTTAAACACGGACCAATGCCATGCGAATTAATGAGATATGATTGGGATATTAATAAAGATGAAGAATTTTGTTTAAATTCTAAAATGTGTAGATTAGATAAAGCAACAAAAGACGATGAATTATGTTTTTCATTTGGTAAAACTGACGGTCATAAAACGTTGGTTTATGTCAAAATGAATGAAAAATATAAATCAATAGATAAAGATATATCTAAATCATTAAGTTAATAAATTTATTTTTTTTAACGTTTAATTTATAGATATGAATGGCAAAGAATTTTGCGATAGGGTTGTTACAATTCCACAATATTTAAGTACGTGTTGGTTTAATTCTATTTTAATGACACTTTTATATAGTCAAAATTCACGAAAATTACTCTTACATAATAATATTTATGTAAATGAAAAAGATAATAAATTATATGAAATAATTAATGAAATATTAACAAAAAAATACGTTAATCAAGAAAAAGCAATAGAATATTTTAAAATAATGCGTCCAGAAAAAATATTAGATTCTTTTTATAAAAATAAGGTAAATTTAACTAAACTTGTAAAAATAGGCGGTGTTGCTTATCGTTTTTTACCATTTTTTATTAATTATATAGGTAAAACTTGTATAACATTAGATAATATATCAACCAGAGATTATTATATAAATCTAGTAAAATCATTAAGTGAAAATGAAAGAGAAAAAGCTTTTTTTAATGTAGAAAAAACAACATTAGATTCAAATTTAGAAAAATTTATGAATGAATTAAATCAAAAAAATCCAGATTATATTTTAGTAAATTTTGAAAGAAACAGTCAACATTTTACTAAATACACAACAGAAGATAAATATAAAAAATATATTTTAAAAAATACAAAATTCGAATTTAAAGGTTTAGAAAAATTAGAAAAATATATATCTTTTAATGGCGATAGATATATATTAGATTCATGTATATTAGGAAATTATAATGTAATTAAAACAAAAGGAGGACACGCGATTGCCGGTATTACTTGCAAAGATAATAGATATGTTTATAATGGTTGGATAAGAACAACTGATGATAAAGCTATGGGAAGTGATAGAGTATTCAAAAATGATACAATGCCATGTGAATTAATGAAATTTGATTGGAATGTAAATGATATAAATAATCGTTTCTGTTTAAATCGATCTTTATGTAAATTAAATAGATTAGATAAAACAGATGAAAATAATTTATGTTTTTCATTTGGTAAAGGAAGAAGAACCTTAATTTATGTTAAAATGGATAAAGATTATCAGTCATTTGATGATGAAAAAATAGATATAATAAAACAACCATCTTATACAGGTCGATCAACCGTTTTTAAGAAATATAAAAAAATATTAGATAAAGACGACAATAGACATTTAAAACAGCAATTATTTTTAAAGAAATATACATCAAAACATTATAAAAGTATGAAAAATTTCTTATTATATCATGGAATAGGAACTGGAAAAACTCGTTCATCAATTATTATGGCAGAGGAAATTATGAAAAAAGATAGCAATAAATCAGTTATTGTAATTTTACCAGCACGTTTAAAAACAAATTATATTGATGAATTGATTCCTATTATTTGTAAAGATCAAAAAGATTATTTGCAAGAATATTATGACATTGAAACAACAATAATGCGAAAAAATATATTAAGAGATATATTTTTAAAAAAAATAAATAAAAAATATTCAATATTTTCTTATGAATATATTGTAAATTTATTTAAAAAATCAAAAGATATCAAAACAACATTAAAAGAATTAGTTGATAATAAAATAATTATTATTGATGAAGTTCATAATTTAATAAGCAACTATATAAATACTGAAATTTTGAATAGATTTCATGAAAAAAATAAAATTACATATTCTGTTAAGAATATTAATGCAGTTGTATTAAGATATATTACAACATATGCATTGGAAGTATCTGATAATTATAATATTATATTTTTAACAGCAACACCTGTTTTTGACAATATTAATCAATTTATAGAATTAATATATTTATTAAATCCATTAACAGAACGTACTATTAAAAAAAAAGACGTAATTTATATGTTAAAAATGGATAATAGAAAAGAAAATAAAACATTAAAATATTTAATACAATTTTTAAAAGGTGTTATTAGTTATTATTTTATAACTGATTTTAAAGATTTTCCAACGGTTCAATATAAAACTGAAAAAATACGATTATCTAAATTACAAGACAAAAAAACATTTGAAATTATAAATGGAGATGAAAATGATGAAAAAGTAAATGATTTATTCTTACTTTCACAAAGACAAGTTAGTATATCCGTATATAATTATGATAAAGTTGGAGAAGTTCTAAGTAATTTAAAAGAATATGCTCCAAAAATTTATAAATTAATTAAATTAATAAATAAATTTAAAGGAAAACATGTTATTTATTCAAATTTTATACAATATTGTTTATATTTAATTAAAAAATATTTTGATGAAAATGGATGGGTTAATTATACTGATGAATATAAAACAAAACCATATAAAACTTATGTTTTATGGGATGCTTCATTGGATGATAATAATAAACAACGTGTAAAACTTGTTTTAAATTCGATTGAAAATATGGATGGTAAACTTATAAGAGTTGTATTAGGATCGCCATCTATTAAAGAAGGTATAAGTTTTAAACATTGTCAACATTTACATCAAATTGATCCAGTTTGGAATCCATCTGCAAAAGAACAAATAGAAGGGAGATGTATTAGATATAAATCGCACGAAGAAATACCATTAGATCATCCATTTTTAAAAAGAGAGGTTGTTATTCATAATTATAAATCTATTCCAAGAAAAGAAGGGTTGGTTAAACAAACATCAGACCAACATATATATGATGAAATTATGCCAAAAAAATCAATATTACTAACTAAAATTAATAATGCTTTAAAGAAAATTGCAATAGACCATCATTTATATAAAAATATATCTTCGATAAAATCTAAATCATTTACAAATAGTATTTCAATAAATTCTGAGGATAATATAGATTTTTTAAAAAAAGTTATTAATAAAAAAATTATTCCAAAAAATACATGCCCCAAAGCAAGAAGACCTGATGACGATAATAAATGTCCCAGTGATAAATATAAAATGAAATTAAATAAACAAAATTTTCCATGTTGTTATGTAAAAAAAAAGAGTGAATTATAATGATTATTTAATATGATATCTAAATAAATTATTATTAATATCACATTGAATATTTTTAATTAAAATAATGCTATAACGTATTTCTTCATACATATTTTTTTCATGATATTTAAGTATTTGCAATTCATTAAATGCTATTAAATAATCATTATAAATTCTAAAAATATCAAATAACAGATAAAATATTATAAATACTAAAAATCTAACATAATAAATATGATTAATGTAAATATAAATATAATCATTAATTATTATTGTTATTAAGCATCCTAATATAGTTTTTACATGCATATAATAATATTATATATTATTTATTTTTTCTAAATATGAAATACGATCTGTTAAAATTTGTATTTTATTATTAAGTTCTTTTATTGATTCTACAAACAAACCTGCCATATTTCCGTATGAAATATTATAATGGCTATTTGTTCTATTATATTCAACAACTTCTGGTAAAATATTCATAACTTCTTGTGCTAATAATCCAGATTCTATATTACCTGTATCAATTCTTTCATATGTATATCCTGAAATTTTACTTATTTTTTCAATAGAATCGTCAATTTTAATTATATTTTTCTTTAAATTACTATCAGAAGGTGTTAATATAGATCCAGTAATATATAAATTACAATTCATATTTACATTGCTTGTAAATGTCGTTTCATAATTAATAAGAACTAAATTACAATTATAAATACTATTATTTTCAACGGGTGCTGGTGGCATATCAATACCAATACCAATACAAACAGTATTATTATTATCTATTTTAGTTGTTATTATTGGTTTATCATCAAATGATCTAAAATTTAATAATCCAAATGTATTTATAATTGGTTCTGAAACATCTGATGATATTGCAGAAATCGATGAAATCCAATCTTCATATAAACCTGATTTTCTACCTAAAAATATTTTAGAGTTATTTTGATTATCATTAAATAAGGTGATTGCATTATTATAGAAAGATATATATTTATTATATGTATTACTAATTAAAACAGAATTACTTGTATGAAGAACTTGTAAATTATTATTATTGTTTAGTAAAATATTAGCATTTGTATTTACATTTGATAAACTTATTGATGGATATGATTGTAAAGCATTTCCTAATAATAATAAATTTGGATTTATATTAATTGCATTATTATAAATTACAATACCATTATTTTTATTATTTCCTGTTGCATTATATGATATATTTACATTTAATATATAATTATTTAAATAATTATTTTGAATACCAAATGATGATTTAGAATATACATTTAATGATGCATTTGAAAATATATTTGTTTTAGTCATAATATCAAGATTGCTAACATTTAAATAACCTATAAAATTAGATGATGCTGTTAATGAATTTATATTAATATTACTTACATTAATTGATACAGCATTTAATTTATTTATATTATTTAATGAATTATTTTGAAAAGATATATTACTTGTTAAATAATTTAAAATATTAGAACAATCAATTGTTTGAATTTTAGCATTTGAAGAAACATATAAACTATATAAATCGGTATAATGTGTTCCTATTCCTACATTTCCTTTTGCAGAAATTGAAAATACAGTATTACTATTATATTTAGCTTTTAATAAATTTGTTGGATTATTTATATTAAAGCCAGTATAATTATAATAATATGTATATTTATAAATATAAAAAACATTTGTTGTATTATTAACAGTATTTTTAATAGTAATTATATTATAATTTGTTAAAGGTTGCGTATCAAACGAATAAGGATATATATAAATATTAGTAATACTCGGATCATCAGTTGAAACAACTGGATTAATATTAAAAGTATGATTACCAGGATAAATTATTACATTAGTATATGATATAACTAATTTTGAATATTGTGAATTAGGATTGTCAGTATCAGTATCATTATATATACCAATATACGAAGCTATGTTGTTAATAATAAAATTATTTGTTATTCTATAAATACCAACATCCTCAATAGAGGTATCTAATATAATCTTAAAATCTGTTATAAAATCATCATTCAAAAATGGAATAATTATTCTTTCGTCTTTATTATAAATATTACTATCATTATTATAATTATTATTTAAAGATATTAATTCTTTATTATTACTATCATAATAATTATTTTTAACAATATTTAAATGATTGTGTGATAAATAATTACTTCCAATATTTAAAAATCCATTTGAACCAATTGAAATATTATTTAATGAATTGGATTTATTTTTATATTCAAAAATATTTGAATTTAATGGTGAAAAATTAATATATAATGGTATATTATTATTATCATTTTGACCTATATTAATACAACCATAGTTATTAATAGTAAAAACTTTTTTAGTAGTATTACTAGAATTTATTGTGTAAAATTCTAAAATATTTGAACCACCTATATTAGCAGAATTAGAAGAATAAAACACTTTTTTTACAAGTATATTAGGTTTAGAAAAATTAATATCAGTTATATTAATATTATTATCAATCATAAAATTCGACCATGAACCAAAAAAATTGGTATTATTTGAAAAAGGATTATTATTAATTGGTAAATTATCTAATAAATTACCAAAAATTTCTAAGTTGTCAATTTTAATACTTTCAACAACTGAATTTGTAAAAATACGTAAATTTTCAGCAAATGACATATTTCTTATAACAACTGGACGATTATTTGGACTATCAATAAAATTAGTATATAAAATTGAATTTGAATCAATATAAATATTTGAAGCATATAAATTACTTGAATAAAAATTCACATTATCTTTATAAACTTTTAATATATCTTTTGTATCTGATAATTTAATTTTAAATGAATTATTAATGTTATTATTAAAGTTTAATTCTAAATTATTTTCTAAATAAACTGTTGAATTTGATGTTTTTATATAATTATCAATATTTATATTACAATATAAATTTAAATTTGTAAATATATCTGTACTATTATTATTTACAGTAAATAAATTACTTTTATTATAAATTGATATTGAATTATTTAACAATCCAATTTCGAAGTCATTTTTAAAAATAATAGTTGCATTACTAAATGAACTTTCTCCATAATTTAAATATAAAATATTTGATGATGTTGTACTATTTAAAAAAAAATTATTGGTAGCTTGAAAATTTTGGTAAATATTATCGCGACTCCCTAAAATTATAGACATTATAACCTATTTAAATATATATAAAGATAAGTTTATATTAATAATTATAAAATGGCAAGTATGTAATAAATACTTAAAATGTTCTATTATTTTTTATATATATACCGGATGTTTGGCCGAGTGGTTTAAGGCGTACCCCTTAAGAGGGTATTGTACTATGTACAGCGTGGGTTCGAACCCCACAACATCCACTTTTTCGTTTAATATCCGGTATATATCAATTAGTTTTTGATAAAATAATTATTTCTGATGAAGTTTTTGTTTTATTCATTCCATAACTCCAATTAACTTCTAAAATTTGATAATCTTTGTATAAGTTTCTTATATAGAGACAATTATTGTATGTTATCAACCAATTTTTCTTTGTTTTTATTAAATCATATAATTGGTTATGATTAAAATTTTCATGCATATCACCATTATTTCCATATAATTTTGATTGTTTTTCTAAATAATAAGGAGGATCTAAGAATAATAATGATTTTTCTCTATCACCGTATATATTTATAAATTCTTCAAAATCATTATTAAATATTTCAATATTAGAGAAATCTAATAAACGAATCTTATTTATTGATGAAGGTGTATATCGTTTTTTTGATGCTTCTTCTGAAAATCCCCCAGATAATGTAGAACCACTAAACGAACAACGATTAATAATAAAATATTGTATTGCTTGTTGTAAATTAGCTACATCATTAATAGTCTTTCTATAATCTGTAAAAAGTTCTTTTGAAACAATTGGAATTTTATTTAATTCATCACACAATTCTTCTTTATTTTCTTTTACTTGTTTCCAGAAATTAAATAAAGGCTTAAATTTATCATTCACAATTAGTTTATAATTATATTTATTCTGAAAATAAAATTCAAATGAACCACCTCCAAAAAATGGACTGACTAATATATCAAAGTTCTTTAAATCAAAATTATAATTTAAAATAGCATCAATTACTTTACAAGCTCGTGTTTTGCCACCAGGATATCTCAACGGAGATACATTGTTTGTCATTATTATTAAATAATTTAGATTATTAAATCAATTTTTCTTAAATATTTTTTTTAATCGTCATCAAAATAGCATTTATAAATCTCATCTTCGCCATATTCTTGCATTAATCTTAACATTCTCTTAGGATGTAGAGCCTTATGAATAATTTCTTCTCCTAAATCCTTAAAATTCTTATGAATTAATTCATAATCATATGTGAAAATTGCAGGATTTGATACAAGTTTATTATATACTATTAAATTTTTATTTTCTTCTAACATATCCATTGCATTTGGATTTATTGATAAATTAGACCAATAAATTTTCTCAGGATTAGCTTTAAGAAGTTCAATTGCATTTGGATTTGATGATAAAATTTCCCAATTAATCTTTTGTTTGTTTTCTTTAAGAATATCAATCGCATTAGGATTAGCTGATAAACAATTCCAACGAATTAGTTCAGGATTTTCTTTTAAAAGATCCATTGCATTTGGATTAGATGATAAAAGATTCCAATTAATTTTTTCTGGATTTTCTTTAAGAAAATCAATTGCATTCTCATTTAATGATAAATTATCCCAGTTAATTTTTTCTGGATTTTCTTTAAGAAAATCAATTGCATTCTCATTTAATGATAAATTATCCCAGTCAATTCTCTCAGGATTAGCTTTAAGATATTCAATTGCACTTGGATTAGCTGATAAAGCAATCCAATCAACATTATAAATATCCGTTTTTAATAAGTCAATTGCATTTTTATTAGATGATAAACAATATAAATCAATCATATGAGGATTTGATTTAAAATAGTGAATAGCATTTAAATTTTTTGATAAAGAATATAAACCAAGGTGTGAAGGTTTAATCCAATTTCTCAGCTTAGTCTGTTGATATACCATTAATATAAAAAAGATTAATAAACAAAAAATCAATTTTTAATCTTCGTCAAAATAGCATCTATAAATCTCATCTTCTCCATATTCTTCCATCAATTTTAACATTCGTTTAGGATGTAATGCCTTATGAATGATTTCTTCTCCTAAATCCTTAAAATTCTTATGAATTAATTCATAATCATATGTGAATATGGAAGGATTTGATGAAAAATTATATGAATATATATATTCAGTATTTTTCTCTAAAATTTCCATTGCATTCGTATTCGCCGATAAATTAATCCAATTAATCTTTTTATAATTCGCTTTTAGTATTTCAATCGCGTTTGGGTTCATTGATAGATAATCCCAATTAATCTTATCAGGATTTGATTTTAATAATTCCATCGCATTTTTATTAGATGATAAATAATCCCAAATAATTTTATCTGGATTCGCTTTTAATATCTCAATCGCATTTGAATTAAATACAATTGTTTCCCAACTAATTTTTTCAGGATTTTCTCTCAAAATCTCAATTGCATTTTCATTCTTTGATAAATATATCCAATCAATCTTATCAAGATTCTCCTTAATTATATCATATGCATTCTCATTCTTTGATAAATATATCCAATCAATCTTATCAAGATTCTCCTTAATTATATCAATCGCATTTGAATTCGATGATATTAATACCCATTGAATCTTATCTGTATTTTCTTTGAGAAATTCAATCGCATTCTTATTAAATGATAAATAATCCCAATTAATCTTGTCAAGATTTTCTTTTATTAATTCCATTGCATTCTCATTTAATGATAAATAAGACCAATAAATTTTATCTTGATTTTCTTTAAGATATTCAATCGCATTCGGGTTCCTTGATAATGAATACCAATTTAATTTTGAAGGTTCAATCCAATTCCTTAACTTCGTTTGTTGATAAACCATTTTAATTTCCATTTTATAATCAAAAAAATCAATTTTTAATCTTCGTCAAAATAGCATCTATAAATCTCATCTTCTCCATATTCTTTCATTAATCTTAACATTCTCTTAGGATGTAATGATTTATGAATTATTTCTTCACCTAAATCTTTAAAATTTCTTTTAATTAATTCATAATCATATGTAAACATTGAAGGATTTGATGAAAAATAATACCAACAAATTTTATCTTGATTTTCTTCAAGAAGTTCAATTCCATTTTCATTTCTAGATAAACTATCCCAATAAATATTTTCAGGATTAGCTTTAAGAAGTTCAATTGCATTTGGATTATCACATAAATTATCCCATTCAATTTTTTCAGGATTAGCTTTTAAAAGCTTAATGGCATTTGGATTTTCTGATAAATTAAACCAATTAATTTTCTCAATATTTTCTTCAAGAAGTTCAATTGCGTTCTTATTTGCTGATAAAGTAGTCCAGCAAATCTTATGTTGATTTTCTCTAAGAAGTTCAATTGCATTTGGATTACCTGATAATATATGCCAATCAATTTTATCAGGATTAGCTTTAAGAATTTCAATTGCATTTTCATTTGCTGACAATGATTTCCAATCAATCCTTTCAGGATATTGCATAATAATATCTATTGCATTTGGATTTAAACACAATATATGCCAATGAATAAATTCAATATTTTTTTCAAGTATTCTTACTGCATTTTGATTCGATGATAAATTATACCAATTAATATGTATAATATATTCTTTAATGATATCAATCGCATTTGGATTACTTGATAAATTAATCCAATTAATTTTCTCAGGATTTGCTTTTAATAATTCAATTCCATTTATATTTGATGATAATTGACTCCAATCAATTTTATCAGGATTTTCTTTAAGAAATTCAATTGCATTTGAATTATATGAAAGAAACCATTGAATTTTTGAAGGTTCAATCCAATCTCTCAATTTTGTTTGTTTATAAACCATTGATTGATATATAAAAATATAAATAAATGAAAATCAATTTTTATAAAAAATTGATATAGAATTTAAAATCATATATTATTTATGAATAATATTGAAAAAGGTTTTCAATATGAAAAACAAATAAAAAGTTTAATTATTGAAAATACAAATCATAATGCTTATTTATGGAATGAATGTCCTTAACTTATATTAATTGAAAATAATTTAATTAAATCACCAGAACATAATAAAAATATAAGAAAAGCAATAAAAGAAGGAACCCTTCACAATCATAAAGATATTGGAATTGATATTACTCAAATGTCTTTTAATTGCGGTCATATTATTGCAGAATATAATGGTGGTGAAACTATTGTATCTAATTTAAAACCAATTTGTCAAAATTGCAATTCAAGTATGAGAACTAAAAATATGGAAGATTTTATTAAAACTCTTAAATAAAGATATATTTTTATCTATTATCTATAATAGACCATGGATATTCATTTAATATCATATTATATTGGCATTTGTATTGTATTTTTGAGTCATATATATATACTTGCTTTTGATTCTCCGTGTAATATGAAAACATATCATGCATATTTTAATATAATTGGTGCACTTTGTATAGCTTATTATTTTATGCATAAAGAAGGGTTTATTGTTTTTTAATAATATAAAAATTGATTTTTTAATTATTATAAATAATAAATATGAAACTACCACCTATTGATCCAAAGACTATTTTGAAAGATATGTTAGCATTGACACTGATCGTTTATTTACAAACAAAAAAATTTTATTTACATAAAAGGGTTTAAATGCTTTATGTCATATAAGAATATTTTTTATTATAATAAATAAAATGATTATCGGAGGTGTATTAATAGTTTCAGCATTTGTTGTATATCTATGTACTACTTCCAATAGATATATGAAAAAAAAAAATTTAAAATATTATAAATTAAAATGGAATTCAATGATCGCATAAATATTCAACAATCTTATTAGCTTTATTTGAGCCAATACCAGGTATTTTCATCAATAATTCAATTCTTTTTTCATCTTCTAAAATCGCTAACAATGATTTTAGATTAGGATAAATATCCTTGATATTCTTAGCTAATTGCTTAGATATATTTGGAATTTGTGATAATTGTAATAAATAACATGTTTCTTTATCAATATTATCTATTTTTTTTGATTTAATTTTACAAATATCAATATATTCAACAGTTTGGTCTTTATTTATTCCTTTTTGTTCTATTTTAAAATTTTCAGGTTTATCTACAATTTTAGTAGTAATCAATAATATTAATGTTGCAGTTTCTTTTACATTTTTAGTAAATAAAACATTAATATTATCTCTATACATCGAATGATAATATACACTTGTTAATATTTGCTGACTATGACTGTTATTTGATGCAATAATATCAGTGCCTTCAATAATATAATTAATATTTTGATAATTTGATATAAGTCTTGATTTTTGTTCTTTATATCTACCATCTTTAATAGAACTCAATAAATCATTCATAGTTTTTCTTTCATAAACATAAACAATATCATCAAATTTTATAAGAATATCGCCTAATTTTAATTGTTCTTTTGTAATTTTGATTTTATCTTTATATTTATCTAAATCGCGTTCAATTATATTATTATATAAATCAACTTCGCGATTATCAATAATTATTTCAACCATTATCATTAATATATATATATTTATATTTATATAATAATAGAAAATGCAAAACGAAGTTAAACCAAATGAATGGTTAATGCCTAATCGTATTGGTTATAATGAAAAAATTTACAAAGATTTTAAACCAAGTAAATATGATAGTTTTTTAAAAAAGCCAGCATGTGATTGCGATGATGGTGTGTGTAATGATAAAGATGAAAATACTATTAATTTATATCCTCAACAAAAATTAATAAAAGATTATATACAATTCGACAGTCCATATAGAGGTGCATTATTATATCATGAATTAGGTTCAGGTAAGTCTGGTGCATCAATTGCGGCAGCAGAAGGTTATATAGAAAAAAAGAAGATTTTTGTTTTAAGTCCTGCTTCATTAGCTGTAAATTATGAGAATGAAATTTTAAAAATAAGTTCAATTGGACTTAATTTAAAAAAAGATTGGACTCAAATAAAAATTTCAAAAAAGAATAAAGCATCATTAGATGTTTTAGAAAAAAAATATGCAATAACTGATAAATTAATTAAGAAAGATGGATTAGTATGGGTTCCTTTATATGAAAGCGATGTTCCCGAATCTATTATTATAAAAACCAAACCAGATGACGAAGATAAATTTAATATTAGTATGACTACTTCACATATTATTAAAAATCGTTATACTTTTATAAGTTATAATGGGTTATCAACTAAATTAATAAAAAGCTTAGGTTCATCACCATTTGACAATTCATTCATTATTATTGATGAAATACATAATTTTATTAGTAGAGTTGTAAATGGCAGTGTATTAGCAAGAACTGTTTATTCGCATTTGATGAACGCCGTTGATGCTAAAATATTATTATTATCAGGTACTCCAATGATTAATAATCCTTATGAAATTGCAACTTTAATAAATTTAATACGCGGATATATGTCAGTATATGATTTAAATTATACAAAAACATCATCAATAATACCAATGGACGATTTTAAAAATGTTTTAATAAAAAATAAATTAGATGTTTTTATTGATGAATATAATGTTGATAATGAAAATCGTAAAATACAAATAACATTATTACCAAAGGGTTTTAAAAGAGATGAAAATAATATGATTTACAAAGATAACTGGGGTGTAAGTAGTAATAAATTAATTGAAAATATTATAAGTAAGATAAATCAAATTAAAGGTGTTAAAATTGGTATTCGATTTACTACTAATTTATATAGTGCTTTGCCAAATAATAAAGATGGATTTAATCGGTTTTTTCTTGATACTACAGATGAAGATAATCCCGTTGTTAAAAATGATGATTTATTTATTCGCCGTATATTAGGAACAGTCAGTTATTATAGTATAAGTGGCAGTGAATTATTTCCAACTGTATTACCACCAGTAATTAATTATTTAAATATGACAGATACTCAATTTAAAAATTATGTCGAAGCAAGAAATTATGAAATTAAACAAGATTTGAATAAAAAGAAAGGTAATGGACTATTTGCTGAAAATAATTCTGTTTATCGTGCTTTTACTCGTGCAGTTTGTAATTTTAGTTTTCCAGAAGATATAAAACGTATATATCCAAAAGATATTAAAAAATTATTAAAAATGAATAATGATGATGGAAGTAGCGATGATGATTTCCTTGAAAATAAAAAAGAAATAAAAGCGATCGATGAATATAATACTCAATTACAAGAGATGTTAGATAAATTATATGAGAGTAATGCATTAGATTATGATAATCTTAAAAATCATCATAGTCCTAAATTTGCTAAAATAATTACAGATGTAGAAGAATCACCTGGTTCAGTTCTAATATATTCTTCATTCCGTTCAGTAGAAGGTTTAGGAATATTAGCAGAAGTATTAAATCGCCAAGGTTATAAACAAGTTTCATTAAAGAAAATTGAAAATGAATATTATTTTACAGATGATGATATATTTGATGCTAAATATGACAATAAAAGATATATAATTTTCGATCAAGATAAAGATAAAACGCGTTTATTAATGAATTTATTCAATGGAGATTTCAAAAATATTACAAATGAAATGCGTAAATTATTACCTGATGATTCAGATCAATTAAATGGTAAATTAGTTAAAATTTTTTGTATTACTCAGAGTGGTGCAGAAGGTATTTCATTAAAAAATGTGAGACGTGTATTATTAGTTGAACCTTTCTGGAATAATGTGCGTATAGAACAGGTTATTGGTCGTGCAGTACGTTCATGTTCTCATCAAGCATTACCAGTTGAAAAAAGAAACGTCCAAGTATTTAGTTATATTATGAGATTAACTAAAAAACAAAGAGAAAGTGATTTCCAAATTGAAAAGAATGATAGAGGGTTAACAACCGACGAACATATTTTACAAACAGCTGAAAAGAAGAAAGCTATTATTAATAAATTCTTGAATATGTTAAAGAGTGCTTCATTTGATTGTGTTATAAATTCTAAACAAAATAAGCCATTAACAAACACATTCAGATGTTATAGATGGGCTATTGGAGTAAATAATAATGATTTAGCATACACAAGTGATATTAGCCATGACTATAAAATAATGAAACATCGTAATTATCAAGTTGATAGAAAAGGAAAAGGTCGTGTAGTATTAATAAAAGGTATTAAATATGTTGAATTAAATGGCAAGTATTATGACTATTATGCATATTTAAATGCTGGAATATTAATACCAGAAGTTATTTAATGATTATATTATAATATTAATATAAAATATAAATGAATTTTTGTATATATAGAAAAAATAACAATTGTAAATCTTGTTGTTTTACTTCTAAATATAATAATTATTGCGCTATTCATACTAATAATTATAATGTTGTTTATGATATTATAAATAAAGCAATTGGGAGAAATGATATAAATTCGTGTGAATTGTATAATATTTTTAAGTATATTTATAATTCAAATGATATTTATACAAAAGAATTTATATTTAAGGCATGTTTAAAAACCTTATTTTCAAGTAATAAGGTTTTATTATCTCATTATAAAAACTTAAAAAAAACAAATGACATTATTGATAGTGTTTTTCAATTAAATTTCAAAACTTATTTAATTGAAAAAGAAAATCTTGATAAAATAAATAAATTAAATAATATTTTTATTTATAATAAACTAAAAAAACATATTTTTAATAGTAAAATTATTTTAAATAATGCAGAAGATCCTTTTACAATGGATAATATTAATGATATAGATAAAAAAAAGTTATTTATTTATAATGAAAATAATACAAATTATTTTTTTATAGCAACTGAATTAAAATACTTTATTGATACAAATGGTAAATGGAATCCTTATACAAAACAAGAAATACCCGATAATGTTATTAAAAGTTTAAATGATTTTATTAATTATTTTAAATTAAATCCTCATCATAAAATTAATAGATTTGAATGGAGTTCAATTCATCAAGCATATACAGATGTATCACAAATAATTGAGAAAATTGGTTTTTATAATGATACGCGTTGGTTTTTAAAATTAACATCTATTCAAATTAAAAATATAATAAAAACATTTAAATTAGTTTCGCGTAATAATGAAGAATCGAATGAATATTTTGTAAATATAACTGACAATAATATATTTTATGATTTTGCAAGAGAAATAATAAGATTATTTGAAAATGGCAATGAACGTTTTATGTTATGTTGTAATTTTATAAAATCGATTGCTTTATACAATGATGATTTTTATAATAATATACCAGATTGGATGGTTGATATAGAAACGCCTAATTTAATAACAATCGAACAAATGACATTTAATGCTAGTAATTTAATTAGTAATACTATGGAAATTTTATATTTCATTAATATAATGAATAATGAATAACGAAGAAAAAAAGAAGAAAATGCCAGAATTTTTATATACAATGAAATTTAAAACAGCATTAATAGGGTTTGTTTTATATTTATTATTAACAAATAATTATGCTTTTAAATTTCTTAATATGATATTTAATAATTGGATATTATTATTAAATGACAAAAATGAACCAACTATACTAGCAAAAATAATTATGGCTAGTATTATAGCAGTTGTTTTATTTATTTTTTAGTTGTTTTTCTTCCTCTTGTAGTTTTAACAGGTTCTTCCTTAGTTTGTTCTTGATCTTGTTGAACTGATTCAGGATCGCTATTCTCTTCATCATCACTATTTGCAATTGTAGTTTCTAACTTAATATTTTCAAGTCTTGGTGTGAGCGATTCTTCTTCATCGTCTTCCTCCTCTTCTTTAACAGCTTTTTCAGTATCACTATCTTCGATAAATGTAATCTTATTACTTGATGAAAGTTGGAATTTACCCGATACAATTTTCCAAGTTAGTCCATATTTACCACCTGCAATCCAGATTCCAGTCATTTCAATAATGAGTTGTGTTTTACCACCTTTTAGTTTTGTCATAATATCTTTGAATTCAATATCATTATTCTCCATATCAAGAGCATCAAATGTAAATTTGTCATTTACCTCATCATAAGGAAACTTAGCTTTGAATGTAGGAGGATATTTACCAACTGGTTTTCCAGTCTTTTGATCTTTATCAATTTTAATCATTGGAGAAAACATACGAGCAACGAATGCTTTATTTCCATCATAATCATCCTTAAACCACGGCTCGCGGTTATCGAATGCTTTGTCAATAATTTCTTGTTCGATTTCTTTCATTTTGTCAAGGAATGATTGAATCTTTGGATTTTCCTCAACGCCTTTGAATGAAATAGTTAGATCATATTTCTTTGGTTTTTTAGGATCAGTCAATTTAGCATTCTTATCTTCATATCCTTCTCCGATACCATAAGGCATATACATTACAGGAGTTTGAATACGAAGTTTTTGTGATCCATAATTTACATAAATACTTTTTGACCCAGATGACAATGTTTTCATTTCAGAAAATTTGAATTTTGATACATCTACATTTTTGGGTAAGATTGGTGAACTCATTGTTATTTATTATATCTATCTGATAAATCTTTAAATAAAAATAATCATTTTTTTTATTTTTGTATTATATAAAAAAAATGACATATATCTATTTAACAATATTTTATAATGACTACTACTTCAAATACTAATAATAAACATGAAATTCGCAATAAATTACGAGAATTACTTATTAATGATATTAAATTAGAAGAATTAGAAGCAACTGATTTAGAAATTGGCATATTTAATTCAACTATTGATTATGCAAATTCATTAAAAATTCCACTTTCATGGGCTAGTGATTTATTTACAGATAGTTATCTTAATATTGCTCGTTCAATTTATTCAAATTTAAACAAAGATACATATGTAAAAAATAAAGAACTAATTGAGCGTTTAAAAAATAAAGAATTTATCCCACATAAATTGCCTTACATGAGTTGTGAAGAAATTTTTCCAGAAAGATGGGAAGCTATTATTGAAAAACAAAAACTTAAATTTAAGGCTGCATATGAAATTAAACAAGTATCTATGACTGATACAATTAAATGTGGTAAATGTAAAAACAATAAGATATCATATTATGAATTACAAACAAGAAGTGGAGATGAAGCAATTACACAATTCTATAATTGTATTATTTGCGGTCATAAATGGAAAAATTAATATTCATATATATAGAATAATGTATAATAGTATAAAAATAAAATTAAATAGTAAAGAATATTTATGGGTTGTTATTATTTCAAAAAAACTAATATTAATAAATATGAATGAAATTAGTAATATTCAAACAATATGGAATATGATATATATAAGCACTTTTTTTACAGAAATACAAAAAAATAAATTAAAAGATGTTTTATATAATATTTGTATTAAATTTATTAATTATAGAAAATTAGGTGTTTGTAATTCTAAAACATACAAAAATTATAAAACTGAAATGAATAATTTATTTAAAGATTTTATAATTCCATTTCTTAAATCTAAATACAAAATAAAAATAGATGGATTTATTTATTTAAATAATAATAGTACTTATAATATAAATTTACTATAATTTATCTGAAATTTTTAATTCTTCATTTAAATATTTGTTAATATCATATTTAAGTGTATAATAAAATACATTAAAAAATTTTAAAAATTGCTTACACCATTTATAACTATCATGGTCTGGTGCGTATATTATTATTTTTATATTAATGTTTTCTTGATAATATTTTAAATATTGCTCGTGAATATTATTGTATATTTCTAAATTAAAATTATCCTTATCTTTTTTACTAATTATAGGTCCATTACAAATTAAATAATTATTTTCATCATAGTCATTGAACGTTTTCATAACAAGACTTATTTCAGGTAATAAATTTCTTTCAGTATAAAAATTATTACAATTAGTAAATTTATATACAATATAAGACATATATGAACTCTTTAAATAAATATATAAAATCAATTTTTAAATAATAAAATAAGTGAAATAATGCAAGGATTAAATAATCTCGGTGCTACTTGTGCTATTAATAGTTTTTTACAATTAATTTATAGATGTGATAAATTAAAAACAGTTATATTAAATTCAGATACAGCAGAAGAAACAATTACATATGAAATAAAAGATTTATTTAAAGTTCTTGATTCATCAAATAATTCAGTACATCCTGCTAGATTCATACATAATTTTTACAATATTTTTAAAGATATTTTTAGACGTTTCGAGCAAAATGATATATGTGAAATATATTTATTTATTATACAAAAAATTCATGATGAAACATCCCAAATAATAAATTACAATCATGAATTCAAAAATATTTTTGAAGAACATGCATATAAGATTGCAAAACATAATGAATTTAAAAAAAGTCCTATTTTAGACTTACTACAAGGTTCTTATTTACATTCAGTTGAATGTTTAGAATGCGGACATATCAATAGAGATTTTGAACCATTCATTTATATAGCATTAGATGTTAACGAAGAAGGGACAATACACGAATTATTACATAAACAATTTATAAATGAAATTAGAGGTAAAGATGAATGGATTTGTGATAAATGTAAGAAAAATTGTTCTTATAATAAGAAAACTATTGTATGGAAATCACCTGAAATATTATTTATTTCATTAAATCGTTTTCAAAAAAATAACACATATATAACTACAAATATTAAACTTAATTTTGAAAAGGACTATTTATTAAATGGTATAGGATTTCATCATGGTAGTCTAGAAGGAGGTCATTATAATGCTATCTGTATTAATAAAGAATTAAAAAAATTTATTATGTATGATGATAATATTGTTAATGAAATTTCAAATGACATAATTGAAAATGTATTAAAATCATCAAATTCTTATTTAATAGTTTATGTATAAATTTATAATGATTTAATTTTTGATCGTAATTCTTTAATTTCTGAACGTATTTGTTTATTGGATAATAATAATTCTTTATTTATTTCTAATAATTCTTTAATTTTATCATTATTTTTCTTTTTAACATCAATAGAAACAGATTTTTTCTCACTAATTTTTTTAACACTATTACTATTTATTGGAGTTGAATTATACTTATGATCTATTGGTTTAAAAAAATATAATTTTGCATCTTTTGATTTTCTTTTTGAACTACCTAGTGTATTATACATATTTAATGAATCTTGTTTAACAGATGATTCTAAATTTCTATCAATTGATTTGGTAGAAGTATTTTTAACATATAATAATATTCGTAAACCTTTTCCAAAAGAAAAACATAAATCTTGTCTAGTAAATTCTATTTTATCTAAAGAACAAGCGCTTGGATTTAAACAAAATTTTTCATTTGGATTATTAATATTCCAATCATATTTCATTAAAAAACAAGGTAAATTATTTGCTTCTCCATTTATTTGCTGCATAGCTGGATCAACTGTTGTTTGAGTCCATCCATTATAAACATATCTAGTATTTTTACATAAAACACCAGCAATTGCATGTGCTACTGGTAATTGATTATAATTACATAAAATACACGAATTTAATGAATATGTTTCTCCATTATAAGTAATTTCATTTCTTAATTCATATAATTTTCTATCAAAATTTATATTATAATTCACTAATTTTATCGCATGTGCTATTTGAGGCGTATGAATAGCTCTGTCTAAATATGATGTATATAAATGTTTTCCACCATTTTCAATAACATTATCCCACATATTTACACATATATAATCTGGACTGTAAGAAATATTTTCAACATTATTTTTAATATCATATGCAAATGCACGTGGATCTGGGATACCATAATGTTCTAACTGATTAAATATAATTATTTTTCCATAATTATCTAAATTATGATGTAATTGTTCGTTAATTCCAACATAAAAGTTCTTATTATAATAATCAAGTGTTAAACATGATTTACCTATTTTTCTTATAAGCTTAGGCAAAAAAATATATGGATATGCTCCATTTGTTTTCATATCATTAAGAATTCTAGGTTCATATATACCAACATGATCTAATATATATTCATTTGTATATTTCATATAAAAATCGCGTGTTTTTTTTGAATTTAAATAATATGATTTTAAAATTTCATCAAATATATAATGTAAACCATCTGTTTGTTTATTTTTTTCAAAATGTGTATATAATAATTTACGCGAATATTGACTATATAATAAAGACATCAATATTGCTGTGAACCAACAAGTGCCACCTGTTTGAGGTATTGTAACAACTTTATTACAAAAATTAATAGCATCCATATCTATATTAATTATTTATTTTTGTAATACATAAATTAAAATTTTATTTGAATTATCATCTTTTATCCAATTATATTTATTTATTTCAATATTACCAGCATTTAATGCCGATAAACCATTATACACATATTTTGTGTTTTTAATTGTTATTCCAGATTTTATATCATCATCTATAATTATACATGAATCTAATATATATTTTTTTCCATTTAAAATTGCAAATTTACCTTTGAGCTTTATGTCTTTAAATTTAATTGTTTCGTTTATTTCTTTATTATCATAAATTAATAAATAATCAGGTATATAATTAATATTTATTAATTTAGATAAAAAAATATCATCTGATTTTCTTTTTTTATATAATATAATTGATGATTTATTAATAATTTTTATAAATTCAGATAATTCTTTTATTGGATTATTTGATTTAATATGTGTCATTAAATAATCATAATATGATTTTGCATTATGTCTCGATATTATTTTATTTTTAATTATTTTTTTAATTATGTTTGATAATTTTTTATCTTTTATTTTATTTATTTTTAATAATAAATAATTACGCGAATAATCACTTAATAATATTGAATATAATATAGAATTAAATAATTTATTATAATTTACACCACCAAGAAGGGGGACTTTTTGTTTAACATAAATTAAAACTCTTAAACCTTTACCAAATGAAAATGAAAAATCATTTATTAATGGTTTTTTACTATCAATTTGTATTAAAGTACAAATTTTTTCATCTGATCTAAATGCTATATCATCATTATTAACATCCCAATCATGATTAATTACAGGGCAAGAAAAAAACTCTTGAATTCCACTATCATTAATAGAATTAAATATACTACTATCATATACAAATTTTTGATCTTTACATCTTATACCAGCAATTACGTGTCCTCCTAAATTATTTGTTGTTGTATCAGCTGCGTTATAATTGCCTAAAATACATGAATCTAATATATATTTATTGCCATAATAATTAATTTCTTCCATTATTTTTTTATTTGTATCAAAAATAGTAATATTATTGCTAATATATTGAGATGCAACATCTATACCATATTTTTGTATTAAATAATTTTTATTATTATCAAAAAAATTATCATAATCAGCACCAATTGTTATTATTATATAATCTGGATTATATAATGATTTACTTTCTTGAATTAATGAATCCCATAATTGTAATTCTGTAAAATAGTTTCTTACATCTTGTTTATAATTATAAATAAATTTACTAATATTATAATTACTAAAATAGCCTTTTGAAATATCATGTGAATAATCTAATGATATATATGTTTTTCCTAATACTTTAATAAAAAATGGTAAAAAACACTGAGGATAAAAAGCAGCGGTTGGATCAATATTTAAATTATAATTAGATACTAATAATTTTATTAAATTCTCTGGTTTAAAATATAAATTAAATAAACGTAATGTATCTATAGAATTTTTATAATTATATTTCAATATAGTATTTATTATATTATAAAAAACATTTGTATGTTGTTCTATTTCAAATTTATTATCATTTAATAATAATTCTCGTGAATACTGACTATATAAAATTGTTGTTAATATTGTATTAAACCAACATGTATCAGTAAATTGTGGTATTGTAAATACTGTAGAACATTCGAATATTGATATTTGTTTTTCTTGAATTTTTTTTTGTTTTATTAAAACATCATGACTATTTTTGATATCATTTAATCTATTTAAGTCTAAATCATATTTACTATCATTAATAACCCCATTTTCTTTACATGCAATAATAGCATTTAATATAATATCATACTCTTGTTGAAAATATTGCGATTCTGGTTTAATTAAATCAAACATTTTTTCATATTCTTGTTTTTTATAATTAAAATGTTGTTCTTTTTCTTTTAATATTTTAGTATTTATATATAAACTATTTTTGATAAATTTATTTTGTAATAAATTTTTAAATTTTTTCTTTAAAAATGTATCTGTAATAAATGTATTGATATTAATAAATAACTCAGTATATTTAGTATAAAATAATTCATCTTTTATATTTAATAATTGAATTTCGTCAAACAATTCTTTATTTTTAGAAAAAATATCTATTTTTTTTTTAATATCACTATTAATATGCATATCATTATATGGTTTAATAGTTCGTAATGATCTAGTATTATTTTTTGTAATTTTACTCATAAAAAATTTATATCTATATTACGTAAATAATATTTTTTTTAAATAAATAAAAGAAACAGGCCCATTTATTAATAATTTATGATGAAAGTCTTTAATATCTCCTCTTTTTTCTTTTAAGAATCTATCTCTTAATTTAATAATCTCGTATTTTCCCATTGTATAACACAATGCTTGCGTTGGAATTGAAATATATCTATGAATTTCATTAATATTATCTTTTTCACGATGTGATAAATATTTATTCATTAATTTTAATGCCTTATCAAAATTCCATCCATAATAATTTATTCCAGTGTCAACAACTAATCTTAATTTTCTAAGAATAGTATATTCATTTGTATTATCATTATAATTTGGAACATATATTTCCATATAATGAGCGAAACCTTCTATGAATGCTAAATTTTCATAACCAAAAATTTGATATTTTTCTAATTTATAATGTTTCATATAATTAAAATGATATTGATGCATACATTCATGTATAAATAATGAATATAATGATGATTTAGTTGATTCTTTATAAAAATTTAAATTAATAAATATTTTATTATTACCAGGATCATAATATGCAAGCGCCGATGAACTTTCTAATTCTTTTGGAACAACATTAATTTCAAATTCTTTATCTGGTTTATAATAAAAATATTTATCAATTATTTCATCATATACATATTTTACTGCTTTTTTACAATCATCTAAAAATTCTTCACGCGTTTTATAATTATCATTAGGATATTTTTGTAATTTACAATCTTTAATTAATTTTAAACCTAATTTATGAATATTTTCAGGTGATTTTTTAATACCTAATGTATTATTTATTAATAATTTATATAATATTTTACCATTTTTTAAATGACATAAACCAATAGTTTTACGACATTTTGGTAAATAATATTTTTTTATAAATTTATATAAATAATTAAAATCTTTTAAACTCTTAATATCTTTCAAAAATTTACTACAAACGATATAAGGGACAGTTATATTTAAAGGAAGTCCTTCTTTTAGTTTTTTAATCATAGTTTTGATATAAGAATGAAAATCTATCATTCTAGAAATAAAATGCGTGGATTCTTTAGGATAATCACTTTTATTTTTATCTAAAAAAAATCTTATTTCATTATCATATGAACCAAATATTAAATACAAATCAAAATTATAAAGTATTCTTTTATAAATTAAATCTAAATTTTGTTTAAGTTCAATATCTTGATCTGCAAATTTTTTATATTTTAAGTAAAGTTTATATAATTTATTCTGATATTCTTTACTTAACACATTAGTAAAATGAGACAATGTACGTTTATTTCTAATACCTGCATAAAATCCAAATTGTGAATTTATTTTTATATTATCTTCATAAAATTGTTTAAAATAAATCCCCATTTTTATTCTATAAACAAATATTATAATTATTTAATAATAGAATGAGAATATATATTGCAATCATAATTATGCTAATTTTTTTAGTATTTATATATTTAATATTTAATACTAACAATACTGAAAAATTCACTGCTTCAACTATTGATTATAGTTCAATTGAGGATTTAATAGATGATAATTTATTACCTGATAATCCCTATAAAAAAATTAAATTAAATGAATATGACATTATAACAATATTTAGATATATCTTAAAAAGAGCACCAACCGCTAGTGAAATGTCTAAATTTGCTTATTATGATGATGGAGAATTAAAAGAACTTCTTTATAATTTACCTGAATATGATAAATTAATTAGAATACAAGATAATCATTATAATAATGAAATGGAAAGTTCAATTGCTAAAAAAAATTTATTAATTCGTATAATGAAAATTTATAAAATTATTCATAACAGTAATCCTTCTGACGAAATAGTAGAACCATTAAAAGATTGTTTTATACATTTACAATTAAATGACTATTTATTCATATCAATGCTTGAAAATATAAATTATATAAATTTTGAAAATGAAATTTTATCAACATATGTATTAAGTAAACAAGTTTTATTAAAAGTTTTTAATAAACATTTTAATATTTTAGAACTTAAAATGATCGCACAAGGAAAAATTAATAATATAAATAATATGGAAAATAATACTGAAAAAGATTTAGAAAGTGTTAAAGATGATATATTAAAAGTAAAAAATATTTTAGATAATAATATTGATTTAAATGAATTTATTAAAAATACTTTTCCAAATGTTTATAAAGTTTTATTAAAATCTGCAATTTCTGATTCACAGGATTTAGATAATAAAGATAAAATAAAATATTATTTAAATATAATTGAAAATTATTCTGATAATGAAATAAAAGAAAAATTGGAAATAGATGATAAAACAAAAGAAAAAATAAGCAAATTACCATCTGATACTGAAATTTATTATAGAATTTATGATCCTATTAATTATAAATCAAGTAATACAAGTGATATTAATAATAGACCGCCTATTTGTACTAGTTTAGGACAACCACAACTAACACAGCCTATTTTTACAGAATCTAAATTATTATTTCAAGGAACTGATTTTAATAAGGCATTTGAAGAAACACAAGTTGGAAGTATAATGCCTAAATTTATATATAAAGAATATCAAGATGTAAAAATTAATTAAAGAAATTTATTAAGTTCTCTTAATTTCTTTATTTCTATTTTATTTATTTCAATTTGCTTTGTGTTTATCGTAATTTTATCATTTAAACTATTTATTACATCTTGTAGTTCTAATTTAATTTTATTTTTTTTTTCAAGTTCTTCTATTTTTTTATCTACTTTTTTAATTTTAGTTGTATTTTCTTTATTTTCGTCTTTCTTTCTTCTTCTTTCTTCATCCTTTTTCTTTTGTTTCTCTAGTTCTTTTCGTCTTCTTTCTTCTTCTTTTTTCTTTTGTTTCTCTACTTCTTTTCTTCTTCTTTCTTCTTCTTTTTTCTTTTGTTTCTCTACTTCTTTCTTTCTTCGTTCTTCATCTTTTTTCTTTTGTTTCTCTACTTCTTTCTTTCTTCGTTCTTCATCTTTTTTCTTTTGTTTTTTATCTTCATAAAACAAAAAATCTTTATATTTCTTAGGCATCCTTATTTTTCATAAATATTTTATTTAATTATTACATATATATCTCATAATAACGTTCATTGTATATAATTCTTGTGTTAATAATTTAAACGCATATGGAATTCTGATTTGTACTATATTAGTAGCATTTTTACAATGATTACATTTATAAATATTTTTATCAGGATTTACGTTTGCAATCATCCCACATTCTTTGCAGATAAATACTCTATAATTATCAGCACAATCTAACATTTTCTCTTTTAAGAATGATGCTGTACCATGTCCTATGAAACAATCTCTTTCCATCTCACCAAGACGCAATCCACCACCTCTTGCTCTTCCCTCAGAACATTGTCTTGTCAACATTACAATTGGACCATTACTTCCTCTTGAATTACCAGTCCAAATTGCTTTGCCATTCTTTCTAACCATAAATACTTCACTTGGTACTTGTAGACAATATACTGTGCCTGAATAATTATAAATTTCACAATTACCACCTTTTGTTATAATATTAGATTGTTTAATAATTGCTACTTTCCAGCCATTATTATAATAGGACTTATTTCCATTCCATCCACAATGAATTGCTAGTCTCATAAAATCATCTGCTTTCTTTTCATCATGTGTATTATAAATATTACTATTATTATTCATATAATTAATTAATGTTCTAGCTTGTCTAGTACTTAATTCCCATACCCAATCTGGTAGATATCCATTAATTTCATTGAAATAATTGTATAAATATGGTTCAATAATTGTATAGTTATTGTAATCAATATTTAATTTTGATGTTAAATAATATAAGATTAAATCATTCTGATTTTTATTGATATTAATTGTACCCATTTCGCATTTTGAATATGAAATTAAGATTCCAAATAGTTTCAACCATAATTTCATATCAATTTTCTGATTATTAATTACGATCTCATAATCAGATTTAATCCATCTTGCATTTTTCTTATAAGCAATCGTTTTATTAATAATATCTTCTGCTTTTTCTAATTTATATGGAGACCATGTAATACCGTCAAACTCTTGAATATACATTCTATGATTAATCGTTACGTCTAATTCAACGTTATTATTACTTACTTTATACATATAACCATTATAATCTGGATATTTGTAAGTACAAATTGGATTTTCATAATTTAAAACATTATTTGTAAGTGTAGCAACTTTATCTTCAATTGTAATTTCATTAATTTTTTTCCATCCATTAACAGTCAATACTTCATGATCTTCTGTCAAACAATGAATTTTATCCGCAACCATATGTTTCAATCTTTGATAATAAGTAGGTCCAATGAATATCTCTGTTTTAATTTGTTCTCCTGTTCTACCATTATACATAATTTCATTGCCATGTTTTTCTAATCCAGTTTGTTCTAAAATAGCTGCAATATTTTCAACAGTACAATTATTAAATGGTGTTGCATCTCCTTCTGCGCCTAAATAACAACTTACTTTACCCATAATACATTCCATTAATTGAGCCATTGTCATTCTAGATGGAATAGCATGAGGATTAATAATAATATCTGGCACAATCCCATCTTTTGTAAATGGCATATCTTGATGATCGTATATCATTCCAATACTTCCTTTTTGAGCTGATCTTGATGCAACTTTATCACCAACTTCTGGTTTTCTATTTTTTCTGATTCTAATTTTACAGAATTTATAACCATCGCTATTAGTTCCAACATAATTATAATCTACATAACCATCATCATTTGCTTTCATAACTGTTGAATTATCTTGATATGTATTTTTACCATTAATTTTACGAGGCATAACTTTTCCAACTAATATATCATTTCCATCAATATAAGTATTTTTTGGTACGAAACCAGATTCATCTAATTTACTATATGAGAATGATTCTTTAATTTTTGTTAAATTTGTAGGATTTGTGAATATTTCTTCTTCACCTGAACTGTGATTTTTAGCACATTGATCTCGAAATGCTTTATAATAAGTACTTGTAAATAATCCTCTGTCTAATGCTGATTTATTAATCATAACACTATCTTCTTGATTAAATCCAGAATGTGTCATGATTGCTACAATTGCATTAACACCTGATGGCAATTCATTACTATTAGTATATTTTGATAATTTAGTTGATACAATTGGTTTTTGAGGATAATTAATAATATGTCCCATTGTATCAATACGATTTGTAAAATTACTTGCGAAAATTCCAAGTGCTTGTTTACCCATAGCACAATTACTAACAGCAAATCCATTTCCGCCAATGAAACTATGAAATTCGCTTTCAATTGTTAAATCAGAAATTCTATGATTATCAATTTTTGTTTTATTTGCAAATGGTACGAACATCAAATTTCCTTCAAATGTAATTGTATTTTTAAATTCTTCAAGAGTATAATATTTCTTCAAATCATTTTTATAATAATAATCAGAATATTCAGTATAAGCAACAATTAATGCTATTTTCTTTAATTTTTCATTATTATAACGAATACCAATTTTATTATAAAAGCCGATAATATTAAAGCTCCAATCTAGAGGCAATTCAAATTCTTTAATAATTTCATTTACATAAATATTATCAGTTTTATGAATATCTTCATTAAATAATTTACTTACATAACCTGCTACAAATTCTCTTTTAACCAATTGACTTGATTTTAATAACCATTTATCAATGTTTTTGATGATATTTTCAATAAAGATAATAAAGTTAACACTATAAATACCATCATCAAATCCAATTGTTTTAATATCAATATCATAATCATTTTTATCATAATCATTATTAAACATTGTTTTATTATTCATATAATATCCTGCTAAACGACTAATTACTGGCATATCATAATCGTCATTGAATAATTTTTGATTAATTTGAATACGTTCAATTATTTCATTATTTACATAATTAGGTCCAATATTAATTCCCAATTTAGTTGAATTATTAAATTTATCAACTTCAACCCATCCATCATTAGTCATAAATTTATGATCTAGTGTAGCAATAATATTTTTTCCAGTAATTGTATCAATAGAATATACAACTTTGTTAGTAATACGATTATAATGATATACAACTATTGATTTACTTAATTCTTTTGTAGTTGGATTGAAACATACAACATTATCTCCAATTTTAATATCTTTAATTAATTTATAACTTCCATTGCTTAACATAACTTTTTCATTTTCATTTAAACATTGATAACAATTTCTAGGAGATTGATTATGATCGCTAAATGGAATATTTACACCTAAGATTCCATTCATTAAACTTGCATGAATTTCACAATTTGTATAACGAGGTGGCATAGCATTTCCTTTAATACCTTTTGTTAATTCCATATAATTAATAGCAATCAATGAATGATTTAATTCATTAGTATCTAAATATTCAACAAATCCTTCTTCATCACTTGAATTATTAGGACAGATGAAATTGTCAAATGTTTTGTCTTTAATAAAATCATTCCAGCTAATTTTCTTTTCTCTTAAAATACGATTAATTCTTAATTCACATTTATGTGTTTTTTCATTATAGTCGACAATTAATAATGGTCGATACATTCGACCTGATTCAGTACTAATACAGATACATCTTCTCAAAATATTCCAGTAAATCGATGTCATTGGATAAATAATTCCACATCTTTTGTAATGTTTAAGTTTTTTATATAATTCAACAGGATTATTATGATATCCAATAATATCACCATTAATCTGTACGTAAATATTATTTGCATGTCCTAATTCTTTGAAATAATTAGTAATTTTATCACGTGCTTGTTTCATTGTTTCTGTTTCAATATGCCATTTATCATTATTTTCAGTAATATATGAATAACTGTCGTCATAAATAACAGTTCCTGATTCAACTAGTAATTGTCGAATATGAGTACTACTCATAGCAATTGAAATAATTGTGCTTAAAGCAATATTTTTAACTAATCCAACTGATCCACCTTCTGGTGTTTCAGCGGGGCAAATCATATTAAATTGTGTATTATCTAATTTACGAGGTTGTACTAATTTACCATTTTTTTCAATTGCTGTACTAATTCTTCTTAAATGTGATAAAGTGCTTGCGTATGACATACGATTTAATACTTGTGATACACCTTGGCGAATATTTTGAAAACTACCAATACTTTTAATTCCCCAATTTCCAGTTGACAATGAATATTTTAGCCATGAATCTAATAGCGATTGTTTAAAATAACGATGAATATTATTATCATTAATAATGTCTGTTGTTGTATTATTATAATTTGCTCTCCATAAATTAAGTTCGCGTTCAATTAATCCTTTAATTTCTTTACTCATTTTTCCATAACACTGTCTGAATAGATTACTCAATAATATTCCTGGACTATCAATTCTCTTATTCATATAAGAATCACGATTATCATAATTATCATAACCAAGATAGATACGAATCATTTTACGAATCATATAACCCAAATATAATGCTTTGCGTCTATAATTTTTACCTACATGAGGTAAGAAATCATTTGTAATATTATCTCTTAGAATTTTGATAGCATTTGTAGTAGTTTTATTTACACCTGTCATGATTTTAATAAGTACTTCTTCTGCTTGTTCTTGTGTATGAATATCAGATGCATCTTCACAACAAGCCATTAATTGACCGATAATGCGCTGATTGTCTTTATTATCTAAATCATATACAATATGTTGAATAATTTCTCTATCAGATAAAATACCAAGTGCTCTAAACATAATAAAAACTGGAATTTCACTACGAATGAATGAAGTATTTAAACGAATACTGCGTCCCATATGATTTAATTTTCCACTCATATTCAAGCTCGTTGTTTTAGGTGGTAAATAAATGCTATCACTCATAGAACGAATTTCAGCATATAAACCATCACTATTATTATTTGGTGCAAATACTAATGTATCATTTTCATTAATTCTATCTTGCATAATTAAAACTTTTTCATTACCATTCACAATAAAATATCCACCATAATCATATCTACATTCATTATTATTACTGTCGCCAATAGCAGGTACTTGATGTAGAATACAAGCTGTTGAACGAACCATAATTGGAATTTTACCAATATAAACATTATTTACATATTTGTCAATCTTTACAGTTACATTATCTTCATTAAGATATTCAATAACTACGTGGACGTTCACATATAATGAACTAGAATAAGTTAAATTATTCATTCTAGCAATATATGGTGTCATAATAGTTTGTGTTCCATCTGGCAATTGATAAATTGGTTTTGTCAATGATGGACTTAAAACATTAATATTAATTTTTTGAATTTTGTTATCTTGTTCGTATTGTTTTGTTGAAATTTTGATTGGATTGAATCCAGTAATAATTTGAGGCAATGTAGTATTAATAAATTTATTATAACTATCAATTTGATGTTTAATTAATGGACTAATAGAATCAACTGACTTATTGTCAATAAAATATTTATCTAAAATATTCCAACAAAATGATTCTGGTAGTTCCATATTATTAATAATTTAAATCGATTATATAAAAATATTCATTTTTTTTTATATATAAAAAAAATATATATTAATAAACAAAAAAATGCGTTTTTTATAACTCATTGTTTTTATTCAATATTTTATCTACACCATTTATTATAAAATATCCACCATTATCTTCTTTATTTATTATTGTAGTCAATTTACATTCAGATGAACCAATCATAATTGGAATACTTCCTAACCAAATATTATTAGCTGTATTTATGATTTTTTTATTTTTGTCGTAAATATTCATATCAATAAAAATATCAAATGAATATGTTAAATTATATTTTTTAGCAATTTCAGGCGTAATTATAATAAATGTTCCGTCTTCAAGTTTATGATGTTTTTTTATTAAAACATAATTTATCACGTTTACACGTGTCTTTTCATTTCTGTTTAATTCTATTTCTTTAAATCCCAAGATATTTTTAGGAATTTTATGTTTCAAAAAATTATTAAATATAGATATATTTTTTTTTATATTTTCACTATTTAATTCATCATCTTTATCAATAAGGTAATTGTCTAGAATATTGAAGTTAAATTCATTTTTAGTAGCCATTATGTTAATATTTATTTTAATAAACTAAATCATTTTTTATAACTTTAATAAAAAATGATTTAATAATTTAATAGTATTTTTTAATATATGAAAAATTTTATTAAATTAACATCAAGAATAATAAATAAAATGCATATTATTCAAATAGTCAAATTACCAAATAAATATGAAATACATATGAATAGATATAGTATTGATGGTACTGTAATATTTGGAAGTGGTGGATTTAATACATCTGATTACATTATTAATATATGTAATATTAAAAATAAAAAAGATTACGAAACTATAACAGAGGTTATTAATGAAATTAAATAAATTATTTTTATTTATAAATAGTATAATATGGAAAAAAGTCTAGAAGATTTAAGTAATAATGAATTAAAAGCAATAAAAGCAATCATAAATGGATATCCCATGACATCAGAAATGATGAAAATAAAGAAAGATTTAAATAATGAAACTGGATCAATATATAAAAAAGTTTATACTTTATTAAAAATTAAAAATGATAAAGAAAAAGCATTAGAAAAATTTAAAAAAGAAGAAATGAAAAGATATAGAAGTTTTGATGAAAGAAAAATTGATATATTGCATAAATCATTGTCTTTTAAAAGAAAAATACCTAATTTACAAAAATTAAATAAATCTATGAAATCTATAAAAATTAGACCTACTAAATCTAGTTCAATTAATTATATTAATGATGATAAATATAAATTATATGATGATAATTATAAAAAAGTTATTAGTGCAAGATCTAAAAGTTTAACTGAATCTAAAAATACAAGTTCTGCTATAAATTTAGAAGATGAAGAAGATATAATTGATAATTTAAAATCATATATGGATAAATATTTTTACCCAGGAAATATTATACGATATTTATCAATGTTAGATAAAAGATTTTGTGATTTTAATGAAACATGTGATTATGGTAGATTTAAAAAAGAAAGTGATTATAAATGCGGTACAATACATAATAATATTTTTTTATATAATTTTTTACAAATTATCGATGTTAAATGTTTGTATATATGTTTTCATAATGGAAAGCATTATATATCTCCTTTAAATGATAAAATATTTTTAAGTTTTATACAAACTAAATCTAACTTACCTTATGACAATATGTTAAATAATCCTGAAATTAATAAAAAATATTATGATACTATTTTATTATCATTAAATAAAACATTTGCAAAATTTAGAAATATATTTTATAATTCTGAAAAAAATAAATTAGAAATACCATGTCAATTGTATGATTTAGTTATTAAACATAATATGTTTAATTATGATATTGAAATTAATCCAATGTTAGAAGTTAAATTATCAGGCATTAATAATAAAAATTTTATTTCTAGTATAATAAATAACAATAGTCATAGTATTTCTGTTATAAAATTAAATGATAAAAAATATTTTAATCCTGCTTATGAAAATGGAATAACTGAAAAATATCGAATGTATGAATATACACCTTTATTTAATCAAAATTATTATTTAAAGAAAGACTCTTTTAGTAATACAGAACATGAATTAAATAAAATAAATATTAAAGATATTGAAAATATTGAAGATATTAAAGGTGTTAGAGAACTTTATAATTCACGATTTATGTATAGTTTAAATAAATCAATATATGCTTATACTGGTGATAATTTGCATTTATTTTCAAATAGACACCCATTAAGAAAGCAAAAAAAATATAAAGTAATTAGCGGAGGCTCTTCTTTAAAAAATAATATTAGCTTATATATTCCATCAAATAAAAATGGAGTTTGCTGGTATTTATCAATAATATCTTCTATTTTTTATTCTGATGAAATATCTTCTATAATGCTTAATAAAAGTGTTAGATATATTAAACGATCAATTGATCTTTTAATAAAATATGGAGCAGAATTGGATACTGTTAGAAATGAAACTTTAATAAATTATAATAAATTTAATAAAGATAAAACAAATATCATTAATATGTTAATTTATATAAATATTTTTGTATATACATCATATGCTTTAATTGTTAAAAATAAATTACATGAAATAACTGATAAAAAAAATTGGATATTATGTTTAAATAGTTTATTTGAAAATGAAAAAATTATAAATTATTGGAATATTTATTTATTAAAATTTACATCTATTGAGTGGCAAAAAATAAAATAAATTATTTTTTTATCATAATTATTTTTTTAGGTATAATACTTAATATTTTATAATTATTAAATTTCTTTTTATTTTCTTTATTATCATCACAACTAATAATAAATTTATTATCCATATAATTACTTATATCAATCATATTTTCATTTTCATATATAAAATCATGAGATAAGATTTTATTCAATTCTACGTTTATAAATTTAATATCTTTTATTAACTCATATATTTTTTCTAAATCTTTTAAATTAAAATCAGTGTTTTTATATAAAAATAAATACATTGATGATGCTTCAAATGAAGATTTATCAGGCAATTCACAATATTCATTATATAACCAATTATAATATTTTTCTTTTTGGTTTTCATTACTTTCTTTTAGAATTTCTTCATAATTTATAAATAATTTTTTATAATTTTTTTGAATATTTATATAAATATTTATAATTGGACTATTTATAAAATTATAGATATAAATATTTCCATGTATTGTAATAATATCAATTTTAATATATGAAAGTAAATTTAATAAAAAATATTCATTGTTTATATTAATTCCATGATAATTATTTATTTCTATGGGATGTTCTAATAATAATTTATTTGAAATTTCTGTATTTTCAGTTGTATTTTTTAACAATTGTGGTACTATCATTTGTGGTTGATTTAAAATAATATTTTTAACGTTTTTATCATTATAAATAATATCATAATTATCATCTGTTTCATCATCTATAATACAACCATTTGCTTTATTAACATGTAATCGAAAATGAGATTTTTTATTAAAAATTTTATTACATTTTTCACAAATAAATTTATTCATAATTTGTAATAATATTTTTTTTTAGAATAAAAAATAAAAAAATATATAAACTTATGAAGATTAATTATTATTAATATGTGTGGCATTTGGGCTCATATTTCATCTATAAACAAAGACTATTATGAATATTTCAAAAAAATATCACATAGAGGACCTGATGTTTCTAATTATATGAAATTGCCAGAACTTGCAATAGGATTTCATAGATTAGCAATTGTAGAAAAAAGTTTTAAAGGTATGCAACCATTTTTAGATAAAAATTTAATTTTTATTTGTAATGGTGAAATTTATAATTATCTTGATTTAAATACTAAATATAAGATTGAAAATTGTAATAATGATTGTCAATGTATTTTAGAGCTATATAAAAAATTATCTTTTAATGATTTTATTAATGTAATTACAAAAGAACTTATTGGTGAATTTGCTTTTATTATTTTTCAATTTGATGAAAATAATAGACTTTCAAAATTTATTAGTTCAAGAGATATTTTTGGTGTTAGACCTCTATATTATGCTAAAAATAATAATGATTTTATATTTAGTTCCGAATTAAAAGGTGTTCCTCCCGCTTTTTCAGATGTAAAAGAGTTTCCTTGTGGTAATATATATTATTATGATTATATTAATGAAATTGAAGAATATTATGATATAACAAATGGTATTTATGATACTAAAACAGATCCTATGTATGATTTATCACAAATTAAAGATAGTCTAATTGAAGCTGTTAAAATAAGATTAATGGCTGATAATCCAGAAGATATTGGTTTTTATCTATCAGGAGGTTTAGATTCAAGTCTTATTTGTTCGATAGCATCTAAATTAGTATATCCTGCAAAAATTAAAACATTTTCTATTGGTTTTAGAGATTCTACTGATTTGCCTTATGCTAAAAAGGTTGCAAATTTTATTAATTCTCAACATAAAGAGATTATAATTACTGAAAATGATGCTTTAAGTGTTATTGATGAAGTTATATATGCAACTTGTAGCTATGATATAACAACTATCCGTGCTTCGTGCGGACAATTTTTATTAAGTAAATATATTAAAGAATTTACAAATATTAAAGTTATTATTAATGGCGATGGTTCTGATGAAGTGTTAGGTGGTTATATTTTCAATTTTTATGCTCCTGATGCTGATAGTTTTCATAAATCATGTTTAAAATATACAAAAGAAATTCATATGTATGATGGTAGAAGACTTGATAGATGTTTAGCATATTTTGGGTTAGAAGCAAGAGTGCCATTTTTAGATATTAATTTTGTTAAAACAATTTGGTCTATACCTCCTAATATGCGAATGCCAACTTATTCAAATTGTGAAAAATTTTTATTAAGACAAGTATTTAATGATAACGTACATTTACCGATCGATTGTTTGTATAGAAAAAAAGAAGCATTTAGTGATGGTATTTCAAGTAAAGATAAATCATGGTTTTCCATTATTAATAATAAAATGAATAGAGAAAATATCAAAGATTTAAAAGGATGTCCTTCAAATGAAGCTTATTATTATAAAAATAAATTCATAGAATTTTTTGGTGAAAGTAGATTATCTATTTTACCTCATTATTGGCAGCCAAATTTTAAGAAAATAGACGAATATATAGATCCATCAGCAAGAGTATTAAATGTTTATTAAATATTATTATTTTTTAGATTTAAGAAAATAATATAAAAATAAAGTAAATGCAATATTTGCTAGATTCAAAAAAAGAATATACAAACATTATTTTAGATAATATTACTGCTCCAATTTGTAATTCAATTTATAATATGTTTAAAAGTTCAAATAATAATATTAAAGATTTTCAAACTAAATTAGCAAATATCAGAAATTGGAATAGTTATAATATTGATGAATATTATATTTCTATTATGAAATTATGTAAAATTAAAAATTTATCTCAAATTTTAAATCAAATTATTATTTTAGATATTCAATTAAAAACTGAAAAAAAAAATATTAATATTAACAATATAAAATTTATAAATATTGAAGATTTTATTTATAAATGTATAGTAAATGCAAGTATTTATTGTTGGAAAAATGCTTATCTATTCGCTCAAAAAAATTTGAAACCTTCTGAAAAACAATATCATTTAAATATTATTGAAAAAAATATTAAAAAAATTATTAAAAGTACTATTCGAGATTCTACTCCATTTGAATTAGTTTTTGATAATAATTTATTTTCGCCAAATTTAGATCCAGAAAGAAAAACAGTAGTTTCAAATACTCAACATCAAATAGAGAAAAATTTTGATGATTTTGATATTAATGATAAACCTGTTGAAAAAATCATTTTAGAAGAAGAATATCAATCTGATGGAAGTGATATTAAATCACCAATACCACAAAAAAAAATATTAAAATATAATGATGATAATCAAAAAAGCAGTGATGATAGTGATGAAAATGTAAAAAATGAAGTTTCATCTAATGAAGAAGAAAGCGATGTAGAAGAAAGCGATGAAGAAGAAAGCGAAGATGAAGATAGCGAAGAAGACGAAAGCGAAGATGAAGAAATAAATGTTAAAAAAGAAATTAAAAAAAGCAGTGATGTAAGTGTTAAAAAACAAGTGAATGAAAGTAGTGAGGAAGAAGAAGTTAGTGTAAAAAAACAAGTGAATGAAAGTAGTGAGGAAGAAGAAGTTAATGTTAAAAAACAAGTAATTGAAAGTAGCGAGGAAGAAGAAGTTAATGTTAAAAAACAAGTAATTGAAAGTAGTGATGAAGAAGAAGTAATTGAAAGTAGTGAGGAAGAAGAAGTTAATGTTAAAAAACAAGTAAAAAAGCCAATTAATGAAATTAATAAGAAAAAAGTAGTTAATCAAAGTAGCAATGATAAAAAAGTAAGTATTAAAAAACAAGTTATCGATAGTAGCGAAGAAGAAACAAATGCTAAAATTGTTCCCGAAATTAAAAGTTTATTAAATGATGATATTAGTATATATGCAAGTGAAAATGAATCAGATATACCAAAAACACCAATTAATAGTAAAATTAAAGTAAGAAAAGATATTTTAAATGCTCCAACCAAAAAGAAAACATTTTTTAAAGCAAATTCTTCAAGTGAAGATGAAGAAAAAAACAGTTTATATAAATCAAGTTCTGAAAGTAGTGATGATGATGAAAGTAATTATAATAGTGAAATAAGAACAATAAAAATAAATACTTCTGTTGGTAAAAATAGAAAAAGATATTACAGTTAAGCTCTGCTATTTTTACAATTATTATAATATACACAAATTTTCATAACAAATCTTGATACAATTGAGGAAGTTAATACATTATTATTTTTATCATAAAGATTGATATCTAATCTATTTAATTGTGATACAATCGGATTTACATAATATTCATTTTCGCTTGAATTAAAATCATTATAAATTGTAACTAAACCAGTTGTTTTTTTATTATCTCCAGTATCAAGTATAATAGAATCAAAATAGCTAATATTAGTTAATATATTTTTAGAATTTTTTAAAACTGTTGTCAAACGATTATAATTATTTAAATCAATAAAAACACTATCTAAATTAGTTATTATTGTATCATTACTTAAAGTTGTTGCAGGAATAGATAAAGCTGAATATATTATTTTAATTTTATAAACATCTCTTAATGGTTCTGTTAAATTTACATAAAAACTATAATTAGTAGGCGTATTTAAAAAATTTGCATTTGAACTATCAACTAATATTACTTTATAATCCATTGTATCTGTAAAATTAGTCATTTTTAACTTATATTATTATTTTATAATATATTTAAAAAAAATTATCTACATATATCATACATTATTAGTAAATGTACTTGATATAATTGGTGTATTTGGTGCTGTATTTGGTAAGGTTTTTTTAGTACAACATATACTTGGATTTTCACATAATTCAACAATATCAATAGTTAAAGCCACTGGTAATGTCATTTTACCTTCATATTGTTTTTTAATTCTTTTTTTAATAGATGAAGGAAATGTATATTCCATTCCATCATATATTTGATCGTAATCTTCAATTATATTAGTTATAAATTCAGAAGAAACATTATCAATATCATTTGTTAATTTATTATCTATAACATGGGATAATTTATTAAATTTACCTTTAACTTGATGAAAAAGTTGTATATGTTCATATATTTTAAAATTAGATATTAATGATAATATTAAACCAGTTGATGAATTAAGTATAATATTTAATACTTTTAACATTTCTTGATCGACAATAATAGCATTAATTATAACCATTGCTGAATTTGTTATAATTAATGGAATATTTATCATATTTTTTACAAAACTAAAATAATTATTGGATTCCTCTGCTAATACTGAACTAATAAAAGCTTTTTCTTTATATTGAATTAATAAATGACGTTGTTGATCTGTAATAGGCATTTTTATATATATTATAATATTATATAATTATTATAAATCATTACAACTATAACATCTTTTTAACTTACTTTTAATATCTTTTTCAAATAATTCAGAATTTGTTTTTGTTATTTTCTTTCTCTTAAAAATTTTTGTTAATTTCTTTTTAATTTCTATTTCTTTTTTTAATTTATTATTTAAATCATTAATAATATATGCTTTTTCTTGTAATTCTAAATTATTTTTAATATTTTTTATTGCATCTTTTTTTAAATATTCAATTATATTATTTTTTTCTTGAATTTTATTATTAATAATTATAATTTTATAAATTAATATAATAATTATAACTATAATTATCATAATATTATAAAATATTTAAATTATTGCAACTATAATATCTTCTAAATGCTATTTTTTTAGATGTTTGTTTAAATATTTCTGATTTATTTTTAAAGAAATCTTGTTTCTTTTTATTTTTAAACGCAATAATAATATTATGATATTTATTATTTTTTTCTATTTGTTCTTCTAATTTTTTTAATTGAGATTTTAATTTAGTATTTAAACATACATTTTTATATTTTTCATTTGTTAATTCTATATAATAATTATTATTTTTTACTAATTCATTTTTAAGATAATCAATTACAATATTGTAGCTGTTTATTTTATTTTTGATATTATTATAAAATAAAATAGATATTGAAAAATATATTAAACAATTTATAATATTAATTATTATAATCATTTTAACATTTTATATATTTAATTCTCTAAATAGATATTAAAAAAATAAATTTATAAGGTTGGTATAATTTTGTTATATAAATATTTAACCATTGTTTCCCATCTATAATTAGTTAAAATATGTTGACGTCCTTTATATCCATGTTTATTCATTAATTCTGGATTACTAAAATATTTCCAAAATGCTTCTGCAAAATCATGAGGATCGCATAGTTCTGCTACACCTCCTATATTATTATTTTTGCAATCTAAATATATATTTACTTTTGGTTTAATAATAGTTGATATATTTTCATTTAAAAATTCACGCATTCCACCAACATATGAAGAAACTTGCGCTTTTCCTACTGCTAATCCTTCAAACCCACATAAACCAAATCCTTCTCCGTCAGCAGAATTTACACCAATATCACATGCATTATATAAAATATTAATATCACGATCTGATAATTGTTGTGGTAAAGCTACTGGAACAATTGTAGCTTTTGCATATTCTGCTGGTATTCCTCTTAATTTTGTTTCATTCTCTAATACATCTAGTAAATCCCAATATCCATCCATCATGGTACCAACAACCAATTTAATTGGTCTAGATGTATATTTATTAATTTTACAATCAGCTTTTGTAAGAGTTTTTTTAACATTAACTAAATAATGTCTTTCTACAAATTCAGCCCATGCAATTATAGTAGTATCCCATCTTTTTCTAGGTTGATTTCTATTTAAATTTAAAACCATAAAATCATTTTCATCATAATTATAATATAATCTAGCAACTGTTTGATCTATTGGATAATATAAATTATGATCGAAACCATGAGGAAATACATGAATTGGCATTTCTGGTTTAATACCTAGTTTATAAGCTATTTCTTTCCAATATGGTGTAAATGCAATAATAGCGTCATAAAATGTATTTAATAATCCAATATATTCTTTTCTTTGATAAGTATATACTTGATCCATATATGATATTAATTTAAAATGATGTTTATTATTCCAACATTCATTAACTAATGTTGCTGTCAATGATGATGTAATTATAGCATCATTAAAAATAATTATTATATCCTGTGGATGTTTTTTAATATAATCGCCAATTTCTTTTTCACCAAATCCATTTCTTTTTGGTTCTTCATGAGCGTAAGCATCATGAATAATAACACTTGGATTAACATCACTTCTTAAAAATGTTTGATTTTGATTTTGATTAAAATTTTGAAATCCATAAACAGTTAATTCGATATCATCATAATTTCCTAAATATTTAGTTATATAATACATAACTCGACTATATCCATTGCTTTGATGAATATGTGTACCAGCCCAAAGTATTCTTTTTTTACCATTTTTAGATGGATACCACCAATCATCATTTATTTTAATATTTTCTATTTGATTTGTTATAACAGGTAAATTTATATTTTCTACTTTATTTGTTGGATTTTGATTTATACTTGGATTATTTGTAGAATTGTTTATAATTTCTATCATTTTTATAAATATATCTTTAAAAAATCTTTAAATCAAAATATGTGGATAATATGGTTTTAAACAATTTTCCATTAAAATTTCTGGTGTAATTTTATCATTATTATCTAAAATAATATTCAATAGTTGTTCTGAAAATCCTGATAATATTGATGTATTTTGATAACTATTGTCAATTGGAATATTATTATATGTGCCATTTAAATTCCAATAAATAAGTTCGGGAACATTTAAATTTTTATCTGTAAATTTTTTGATAAATTTTTCATGAATAGTTTTCATATCATCATCGGAAGATTTGTCAAATTGCATATCTGTAAAACAAATAATTTTCTTATATGAAACAAGATTATTCTCAATAAGTAAATCAGCAACTTTTAAAAAATCAGTATTTAAGCCAAAATCACATCTCATCAATGATTTTAGACGATCACATAATGATGTCCCTGTAATATCAAAAAATTGTGGATTATTTGAAAAGGTAATTACTTTATTATGTAAATAATCTTTATTTATATGAGATAATAATAGTCCTAGTGCAAGAGATACATAAATAGGTTTAACTTTAAAAGTAGAATCAAACATAGAACCAGATACATCAACAATTGGAATAATACCTTCAAATTCTTTATTTTCAAATAAATTGACAAATGCTTTCCATTCATTTTCAATGGTTTCATCATATGTCAAACGATTATCCATATAACTTTTAATAATTTCATGAGGCAATAATCCAGTAATTTTCAATTTAATTTTATTATTACTTACATTTTCAATAAATGTTTTATATTTTTCTTCATCATTTTTCATAAAAGCTTTTTTATATTTTTTTAATGCTTTTGCAGGAATTTTTTCATATTCGATTGCTTCCCAATCTTTATTACACATTTTAGTTTCTACTAAATTTAATTTACTACGTAATGGTGATATATATTCTTTGCGATATCTTTCTTGATATTTTTGAATATTTTCATTATTAAATAAATAACGTGCGATTTTTATAACATTTTTATCGTTTGGACTAACCGCCCATTTAGAACATAATGAAATATTTTCACCATTTTCAAGATTTTGTTTATCTTCTTTTAATTGTTCTGCAAATAAACTATATTCATAATTTTTTTTACTAGTTTTTTTAATAATATAATTTAAATCATTCCAGCAACCATATTTATTAATATATGTTTTAATATTTTTTTTATATATATCAAAGTCAGTATCTTTTAACCATAATAAACAATCATTGCTAATAGCTTTTTCTTTTTTACCGCTTATTCTATCACGTGCATTAAATATAATTGCAATTGTTTTTAATTTATCCAATTCCCATGATTTATCCAAAAAATCTTTTAATTTATTTTTATCAAAATCTCTAACCAATTGTATAAATAAATCTAAATTTGCATTATTTGTTGTTGTTATTATACTAGATGGTAAATATTCATCCATTATTTAATAATATTACGATTATTATTTTTATATATTATTTAAAAAGTAGAAATAATATGAAAAAAAAAGAGTTAATTGAAAAAATTAAAGAATTATATCCATATTATAAAAATTTACAAAAAATGAGTATAGCAGAATTGCAAGAAATTTATGATAAAGATTGTAGTAATTTTTTACTAAAAAATCACTATAATAGTTGCTATATGGATTCTTTATTTATCGCTTTATTTCATGACAAAAATAAATATATTTTTAATTTATTTTTTAAATCACAATTAAAAGATTTTAATGATATTAAATTAAATAAATTAGCAAGTGAAATTAGAGATGAATTGTTAAATATATACACAAGAATATTTACTGATAAAAATAAAGAATCAATGGTATGCAAAAATTTACGCAAATTATTTCATAAGTTTTCTAAATTATACAATATTAATAATGATTTAAAATGGAGAACAGATCAATTAGAACCAATGGATGTAATAAATATATTAAGCAACATATTTATATTTAAAAAAAATACTAAAATAAATGTAAAACGTTATGCTACAAATAAAAAAACAAAAACAATAAATTATAAAAGTATAAAATTATTATCTGATAAAAATACTTTAAAAGATTTTTCTTCTATTATTTCAATTAATAATTTACTTTCATCTGATAAAGTTGAAATAAAGAAATTATTTCCAAAAACAATAGAAGATACTATTTTTGATAAAGATAATTTATGGAAACCTCATTCTACTTCATCTAAAAAAGATGATACTTATTTAAGAAAAATTGAAAAAATAACTTATTTATCTTCTAAATTCTTATTTATTCATGTAAATAGAAGCTTAAAAACTGGAGAAGGTATTTATGAAAAAATAAAAACACCAATTATTCCTTCATTAAAAATTAAATTAAAAGAAAATGATTTTAATTTATACTTAAAATCAATTATAATTCATCATGGAGAATTTGGCGGAGGGCATTATACTACATTATTTAATTGTAAGGGTGTATGGTATGAATACGATGATTTAAGATCAAAAATAAAATTAGTAGGTACTTTTGAAGATTTATGTAAATATAAAGATGGTTATAATCTTGAAAATTGTACTAATATTTTATATTATTAGATAAAGAACAACTCCAATCATTTATATTTCTACATAAAGGACATGATGCTAGTGATTCACGGTAATCTTCATTTTTCTTATTTGCAATTATATACCAACAATCGTTGCAAACTAAATGTTTACATTTCAATTTAATCATATTTTTATTTTCAAAACACACAGGACAATTATCTATAATATTTGTTAATTTATGTGCTCCTAAATGAATAACACAATCAGAACATAAACCATTTAAACTTGATAATATAATTTTAGGCAATTTTTGATTACAATACTTATAATTTCTACATTCAATTGGATTGCAACATAATGAATAACAAAAACCATTATGATCTCTATGACCGCATATACATTTTTCATCATATTTATCAAGTTCTTCATTATAACATTCACATAAACATTGAACTATACAACTTCCATCGCCTTCACATTTACTAGAAGTTCGCATTGATATTTGTCTATAAATTTATTTATTTATATTGTTTTTTATCAAAATAGAAAAATAATTTATATAAAGATTTGATAATATTAATATGTATCTTTGTAATGAAGGTCGCAATCTAATTATACCAACAGCAATTCCTTTTCCAAATTGAAAACCCCGATGGTATAATGTATCGTATTTTGTATAAAATACACCCAGCAAATTTAAAAAAAACAGTTTAGGTTAGTTATAGTATTTTGTATAAAAATACACACAGCAAATATTCTTAACTATTTCAAAAAGTAATTATGCCAACAGCAAATATTTTTTTTAAAGACAAAAAAATGGCATAATGTTTAATTATTTATTTATGAATAAATAATTTAATGATTTTAATACATATATATTTTGATTATAAATATCTTGTAGGAAAAGATAAGCTCAGCAATTTTAATTATATTATATTATTTATTTTTATTATTTTATCTATGTCGATAATAGGTAAAATAGGACAACATTCCCACAAATGATTCTTAAACAATGTTTGAATCATATATTCACTTGGATATAAATGCTTTAATCCTTTTTTAATATCTGTCATATATTTTTGGATTGATTTGTCTAATAATTCAATACTTTCAATTGGCAATATTAATAATAATTGTTGATGAGGTTTTAGATATTTTCCGTTTAATTTAATTTCTTCAACAACATTTACTTTTAAATAATTGCTTACATCTTTTGCTGTTGGTGGATAGTTATATGGATAATACCATTGATAATCTAAATCCATTTTTTTATAATAATTGTAAGTCCAATAAATTCCTTTAATATAATTAGCACTTGCAGTTGCAATCATAGTACTATCATTATTAATATTAATATCAAATAATCTTTTATAATAATAATAACGCCATTTTTTTGAGTTATTATACATTTCATTTAAAACAGGATCTTTATTTTTAATCGCATATTCTTGTGAATTGCTCGTATAATCTCTTGGTCTTTTTTCAATATCTTTTTTAATTAATGAAATAATATCAACATCCTCTGTTTCTGCTATTTGATTAAAGATATCGGTTAATGTTTCTTGTCTAATTTTATTATTTTCAACAAGACTACCATTGTTTTTAATTGCCAATTCAGTTATGTTAATTAACTTATCTAATCCACCAGATTTAATATTTAAATTTAAAATATGTGGCATAAAATCGTTTCCTAGTATAGAGCACATTACACAATAACTTTCAATTAAATCATTATCATTTTCGATCATCCATTTTGGTTTTAACTCGCAAATAATAGCTTTTTTTAAATTATCAATATTTACATATGTAATTTGATCTTTATTTTCTCTCATTAAATAAATATTATTTTTTCCTGAAATTAATGTTAATATAATTAAATCTGCATCAAGACCATTAATAATAATGGGTCCTTGTATATCAATATCTTTAATTAAATCAAATATTTTATGTTCTCCTTCGCCATTTATATCACTTCCACTAAATACAAATTCTTTATTATTTTTTTTAATAAATTCATTTAAATTATTCATAAATTTTGTTCCAGGTGAAATAGAATTTGTATCCCATTTAGTTTCAATTTTATCAATTTTATTTTTATAAATTGTTAAATATCTTCTTTTTCTTTGTTGAATAATTTTTGCAAATGGTGCAACACCATCAATGCAAATCAATAATTTACGTGGTTTATATTGTGTGTTATATTCAATAATTTTATTCCATAAATTTTTAATTAATTTTTCTTCATTTATTTCATGAGATGCTTCACCATGAATAATACCATTAAAATCTATCGCATAAATATCGATATTATCTGGTAATTTATTAATAATAATATCACTATATTTTGTCGTTAGGTAATAAAAATAATAAGGTATTCCCATTATTTATATATTTTAATGAATTTAATATTTATATAAATCATTTTTTTATTCTTTCTTTTCTTATAGAATAAGAATATAAATAATAATGGGGTTTTATGATTCTTTCTTTGGATCCGAACAAACACAATATACTGCTTATGCTGTTTTAGCTGCTATATCTGCTATTTCTCTAACTATTTTATTCAGTTCAAGTGATATATCACTCGGTAATAGATTTATTATAATATTATTCCTTATTATATCTGTTTTACCATCTGTGTTATTAACTCTTTTCGAACTAACATGTATAGTAACAGGAGGTACTGAACCAAATGCATACTGGTGTAATATATTCGGCTGGGTATTAGCTGCATTCATTATTATTTATTGTCTATTTGTTGTTATAATATCATTTATGTCATTATTTAGTTATAATAGCGTTATTGATGATATACATAATTCAGAAATAAATGACAAAATACCTAAAAATGAATCTGATAACTATGCTAAACAAATAATGAATATTCAAGAAGTACATAAATACGATAATGATATAAATCAACAATATCATTCAAATCAACATGCTCACGTACCTACACCAGTATCTGCACCAGTACCTACACCAGCACCAGTTCAACAACCGCATTTACCTAATAAAGAACCAACTATATCAGTACAAGCATTAACACCATCATCAGTTTTAGCCCAAAAAACTCAACCTGTTCCTGTTGAAAATTCAAAATTATTTAATGTATCTGGTAATGAAATATCTAATATAGGAAGTTATAGCGCTACTGATAAAACCAATGATGTGTATGTATCTGCTTATAATGATGCTATAAAAGATTGTTTAAATGGCAAATGTTATCAAAAATCAACTGATAAATCAATAGCAAAATTCACTGATTACAATGGTGTAAATGAAGATGAACTTAATAATGGATTAGAAGCTTTTGAAAATACCAATTCTTTTACAACAAGTTTATTTAATTTACATGAATTTAATAGCCAAGTTCCAACTTAAAATAATATTTAAGAAATTATTATTTAAATTATAATAATGTAAATAATTTATATGAAAATTATAAATAATGATAAATTAAATTTTAAACCTCATTTATGTAGAAATTGTGGATTAAACGGACACATATATAAAAACTGTCCTCATCCAATAATGAGTTTTGGTATAATATGTTATAAAGTTGAGGATAATGAAATTAAATTTTTAATGATACAAAGAAAAGATAGTTTATCATTTATGGAATTTATACGTGGTAAATATGAATTGCATAATATTGAATATATTAAACAGCTTTTATCAAATATGACTATCGGAGAACGAGATATGATTATTAATATGTCATTTGATGAGATATGGAACTATTTATGGTTTCAAAATGATACTACAAATAAAAATAATAAAGAATTTTATGATTCAAAAAATAAATTTAATACTTTAAGTGAAAATAATTTTTTAAAAAATTATATTTTATCTATTAAAGCTATATTTAACGAACAGGAATGGGGATTTCCAAAAGGTAGAAGAAAAATTAAAGAAAATGATCTTGATTGCGCTGTAAGAGAATTTTATGAAGAAACAAGAATTACAAATAATGATATTGTTGTAATTAATGAAATATTACCATTTGAAGAAATATTCTTTGGCACAAATGGAGTAATGTATAAACATGTTTATTTTATTGCTAAATTAAAAAATAATAATGTTAATATTAAAATTGACAATATGTGTATAGAACAATTGCGAGAAATTCGTTCAATAAAGTTATATAATTATAATGAAGTTTTATCACATATTAAAACATATAATACTGAAAGAATATCATTATTTAAACATGCGAATAATAAAATTAAAGAATACGAAAAAAAATAATTTATTTTTCTTTTCATTCTAACAATTAGAATAAATGCCACCTAAATTGAAAAGACAACCAACAGATGAAGATTGTCGAAAATGGAAGATTAGTAAAAGGGAAAACCCTGAAAAACCAACAAATCCAATATCAGGTTATACTATTGGTGTAAAAAGCCCATATTATAAATTATTAAATAATGAATGCAAGGATGTTAAAACTCCACCTTCTTCTTTAAAAACAAGTGAAACTAAACAAAAAAAAGAAATTCCAATATCTAAACAATTAACAGAAGAATTATGTATTCAATGGACTAAAAATAAATATAAAAATCCAATAAGCAATTATACTATAAAAGAAAATGGTAAAAAATATAAAGAAATTCAAGAAGAATGTAATAAAATATTATCAAAAACTAAACATAAAAATAAACCTATATCTCCTCCAAAACCTAAACCAAAAACATTATCTTCAATATTATCTTCAAAATCACGTTCAAAAGTGTCTTCAACATCACTATTAATTAAAAGTATTTATAATCAAAAAGAAGAAATTAAATATAAAGCAAAAGATAACTATTTTCCTGATATTACTGACACAAATTTTAGAGATAAGTTAATGGCATTAAAAGAAATAAACGTCCATAAAATTAATAAATATGATGATATAAATACTTTTGAAGATTTTGAAAAAAAAGCAAGCGAATTATGTTCTGGTTTTGATAAAAGTTTTTTCCAATATTTGATGGGACACTATTTATCATATAGAATGCCTTATAAAAGTATTCTTATTTATTATTCAGTTGGTGTGGGTAAAACATGTACCGCTATTACAATCGCCGAAAATTTCCTTATATCACATAATAGTTATGAAGAACCTAAAATATGGGTTATTATGCCTGCAGCACTTGAATATGGATTTAAACAACAAATATTTGAAAATAATGATTATAAACATATATCAGATCAATGTACTGGCGATCTTTATGTAAAATTATGTCAAATTAATGAAACAATGAGTGAAGCTGAAGTAGATAAAAAAATTAAAAAAATAATAAAATCGCGTTATCGTATATTTACATATGAAGGATTTGCAACATTTTATGAAAATAATTATATATTAAAAGGAAAAGTAGCACAAGATAAAATTATAATTGTAGATGAAGCACATAATATTCGTCAAGGTAATACCGATGAGAAAAAAAGAGTATATGACAAATTATTAGAAGTTGCAAATGAAGGTATCAATAATAAGATGATTTTATTATCTGCTACACCTATGTATAATGAACCAACTGATATTTTTGATTTAGTTGAATTATTATTATTAAATGATAAAAGAACTGATTATGTAATACCTTCTAAAATATTTGATGATAATAATGAATTATATCCGGAAGCAAAAGAATTTTTAGAAAAAACTGCTTCAACATATATATCTTATTTACGTGGAAAAAATCCATTTAATTTTGCATTTAAATTATCACCAAAATTAAGCGGAATTAAAATATTAAAAAAAACAATACCTTTAACTGAAAATGGCAATCCTATTGAGAATATGGATAAAAAATGGATTAAAAAAGTTAGTGATGGCATTATTATATCAGAATTAGGTAAAAATCAAATTGAATATTTAAGAAATAAAAAAATAGTTGATGAAAATATTCAAAATAACTTTAAAGGTCTTCAACCTATGAATATTGTATATGATAATGCATTAGGATCAAAAGGGTTTTATAATTTTTTTAGAAGAAGTACAGATGCCAATAAAGAAAGTTATTCAGTATCATATAATACTAAATATAAAAATGCTTTAATACCAGATGAAGAACATTTAGGTTTATATTCTGGAAAAATATTAAATATTATGAATATTGTTCGTAATACAAAAGGTGTAATTATAATATATTCTAAATATCTTCATTCCGGTATTATTCCAACTTGTATTGCATTAGAACATATGGGATTTTCGAGATATGGAACTGATAATTTATTGGAAAATCCTACAATTATGAAAGATACTCCTGTATATGAAGGTATTCGTAATCCCCGTTATTGTATTTTAACAAGTGATAATAATGATACAAAGATAATGGGTGGAACAACAATTGGAAAATTAATTAATATTATTAATAATCCAAATAATATTAATGGCGAAGAAATCAAAATAGTATTAATGTCTCCAATTGCAGGTGAAGGTCTTAATATTAAAAATGTGAGAGAAATACATTTATTAGAAGCATGGTATCATTTTAATCGAATAGATCAAATTATAGGTCGAGGTATTCGTAATTGTAGTCATAAATTTTTACCATTATCTAAAAGAAATGTTACTGTTTTTATGCACTGTGCGATTGAAAATTATGAAAGGGAAACGGCAGACGTACATGCTTATAGAATATCATCTAGAAAATTATATCAATCTTCTATTGTCGATAATATAATAAGAAATAATTCAATAGATTGTAGTTTATTTAAAAATATTAATTTTTTCCCAAAATCAATGTTTAAATTAGGTAATATTGAATTAGAAACATCACAAGGCGTTAAAATAGATTATGAATTAGGAGATGATGAATCATATGAACCAAAATGTAATATTATTGATGATAATGAAATTGATGAAAGAGGATTTAGACAAGATACTTATAAACATTTAGCTCTTAATACTCAAATGAAATTAAGAAAATTATTATTAAAATTCATTCAAGATGAAAAATATTATGTAAGTTATGAAGATATCAATGCATTTTTCAAAACTATTGACATAAATATATTAATGTATGCGATTAGTAATAGTATTTATCCTAATATTATTATAGACGGATATATAATAGTTCCTCATGAAAACGGTATTCATATTATAAAAGTTGTTAATGAAATACCATTAAAAATAGCTTTAATTAAAAATGATATGGAAAAAGAAGAAGTTATTATAGAACAAGATGATATAAAACTTTATAAAGATTTTATTAAATATAAAGAAGAACCATTTAATAAAGCAATTATTGAATTATATTCATCGCTAGATATGAAAACATTTGAATTTATAATAAAAAAAATATTTTCAAGTAAAAAATTAAATGAAATAGATAATTTTATTGCAACTTGTTTATATAAAGAAGGTGTATTAATTGCAGGAAAAGAAATACCATCTTATGGATCGCCTGATAAATATATTGGTTTTATTAATATATTTAATGATAATTTTGAACCCTTATTTTATAATGATGGAAATTTTAAAGCATTAAATTCTAAACAAAGCGAACAATTATTAAGTAATAGAAAACAAATTATTATACCTGATATGAATAAAGAAAAAATATTATGGGGATTATTTGTACCAATTTATGAAAATAAAGAAAATAAAAATAAAATAAATGCCTTTAAAATTTTAACAGCAGGAAAAACAGTTGGTAAAAAAACAGGTATTGTTTGTACTTCATTACACAAATCAGAACATGAAACTATTTTTGATGATTTAGAATTGCCAAAAGGTAAATTTACTAAAAATTCATATTGTAGTAATATTGCTGAAAAATTATATAAAATAAATAGAATTTCTTTAAATCCTGCGTGGAAACCAACAATTAGTCTTTAATAAGCTTTATACATTTATTATATAATGAAACTATTATTAAAACAACCCATATAATATTAATTAAATAACACCACATAGATCCCCAAGTTTTATATTTATAATAAAAATATAGAGATATAAATAAAAATATTAATACTATGATACCTTCATTAAATTTTTTTGCTCTAAAAAAAGGATAACTATAAAGTATAAATATAATTAATAATATAAGCGGTGGAATATCTGTATAATGCCAAACTAAATGCCCGTTTTTACCAACATCCATGTATAATAAATTATTTGTAAAAACATAATAATAAATATATATAGTTCCTATAAAAATTATTGTAAAGGCAATTATTCTTTCATTTTTATCATATAAATTAAAATAATTTATTAATATTACTTGTATTAAAATTATTAAAGAACCTATAATGCTTAAATAATAATTATATGTTTTATTATCAATATATTTCCATGTAAAATATTCTAATAATTGCATAATAGATACCGATAAAGTTATTAAAATAATTTCATTATCAATTTCATTTAATGAAAATACTATTATAGATGATATTATAGCATATATAAATGTATTCAATGAAATTGTTGTATTATAACACATATCTTATTCATTAAATATAAAAATAATTATTAATTAGATATAAATGTCAACATCATTGACTACTAAATTAAATATTACTCCTATAATTACAACATCGGTTTTTACAGCACAACTTGATGCGAAACAAAATACTCTAAATTCTTCAAGTATATTATATGGTATAGGTTCAAATATAACAAATATTAATTATAATAATATAATTAATTTACCGGATTTTTCTCAATATATATCAACCAGTAATTTAGTTAGCTATATTAATATTTTATATAATAGTAATAATTTAGTACCTAATAATACTAATACAAATCCAATATCATATGATTATGGTAATTTGTCTAATGTACCAAGTAATTTATTAACATTAGGCGTCGCTTCAAATATTTTTTTAACTCAATCATCAGCATCGATGGATTATCAATCAAAATTAAATAATACAACAACTATATTTGGTATAGGTTCTAATTTGACATTGGTTGATTATGGTAAATTATCAAATATACCAAGTAATTTATTAACATCAAATAGTGCGTCTAATATTTTTTTAACCCAAGCTTCAGTCTTAAATAATTTTCAATCAAAATTAAATAATTCTACAATTTTATTCGGAATAGGTTCTAATTTGACATTGATTGATTACGGTAAATTATGTAATATACCAACTAATTTATTAACATCGAACAATGCATCTAATATCTTTTTAACATCTTCTATTTTAGGTAATTATCAATCAAAATTAACTAATAGTACAATTTTACTTGGTATTGGCTGTAATATAAGATTTATAGATTATGCTAAATTGTCTAATGTGCCAACAAATATATTAACATCAAATTCTGCATCCAATATTTTTTTAACATCTTCTATTTTAAATAATTTTCAATCAAAATTAACTGATTCTACTATTTTACGCGGAATTGGTTCTAATTTAACATTAATTGATTATAATAAATTATCTAATTTGCCAACAAATTTATTAACATTAGATGATGCTTCTAATAACTTTTTATCATCTGCTATTTTAACTAATTATCAACCAATATTAAATGATTCTACAACATTATTTGGTATTGGTTCTAATTTAACATTAATTGATTATAGAAAATTATCTAATATTCCAACTAACTTATTAACATCAAATACAGCATCAAATATATTTTTAACAAGATTTAATTTGCCATTAAATTTATTAACATCAAATTCTGCTTCAAATATATTTTTAACAACTTCAAATGCATCAAATATTTATCAAATAAAAATAACTGATTCTTCTACATTAGTTGGAATTGGTTCTAATTTAACATTAATTGATTATGGTAAATTATCAAATATACCGACTAACTTATTAACATCAAATTCTGCTTCAAATATATTTTTAAGAATAAATAACATACCAACAAATTTATTAACATCAAATTCAGCATCAAATATCTTTATAACAAGAACTAATATACCAACTAACTTATTAACATCAAATAATGCATCAAATATATTTTTAACACAATCTAGTTTATCAGGTTATATATCATCATTATCAAATACTATTGTAATAGATTATACTAAGTCGCCTGAAATATTAACATCAAATATTGCATCAAATATATTTTTAACAATATCTGGTGGTGCATTAACAGGAGATTTAATTAATAATTATTCAATATCAGGAAATGGTCTAATACAAACAACAAGTAATATAACTGCGAATGGACCTACATCAACTATTACTGCTAGTAATTTAATAGCCAGTAATTTAAGAACCAGTAATATAACTACATTTGGTTTAATACAAACTTCAAGTAATATAATTCTTTCAGGTAATTTAAATGCTAATGGGACTACATCAACTTTAACTGCCAGTAATTTAATAGCAAGTAATTTAACAACCAGTAATATAACTGCATTTGGTTTAATACAAACTTCAAGTAATATTCTTCTTTCAGGTGATATAACTGCCAATGGGACTACATCAACTTTAACTGCTAGTAATTTAATAGCCAGTAATTTAACAACCAGTAATATAACTGCATTTGGTTTAATACAAACTTCAAGTAATATTCTTGTTTCAGGTGATATAAATGCTAATGGACCTACATCAACTATAACTGCTAGTAATTTAATAGCCAGTAATTTAACAACCAGTAATATAACTGCATTTGGTTTAATACAAACTTCAAGTAATATTCTTCTTTCAGGTGATATAACTGCCAACGGGACTACATCAACTTTAACTGCTAGTAATTTAATAGCAAGTAATTTAACAACCAGTAATATAACTGCATTTGGTTTAATACAAACTTCAAGTAATATTCTTGTTTCAGGT